CAGTCTGCGGCTCTCCAAAACCGGTTATCCCCCCCGGTACCTCTTGAGTTTTGGAATTCCCGCGCTACCTACCCCACCTTGTTTAACTCTACTTCTACCCAATCATCTGTCTGTACTTCTAGATCAAGAGAAGCCTTCGGCTGTGCTGTGGATTGATCCTGTGTCACCACAACCATTCTCACTACTCTGGAGTACTACCATGTTCAAAGCTCTCAACCAATTCTTCGCTATGCTGGAGTCCATGTTCCGTGCTGTCACCAACCTGACCAAGGCTGCCGAGAACGTAACCGAGTGGGCCGAAGAAGAATCTGCTCACTTCAACAACAAGGCTCGTCTGCAACGCGAACAAGCCATCGCTCTGCTCAACATCGAGAACGCTCAGGAACTTCAGGAGAAAGGTCTCACCGAAGCTGTAGAATCCGTCCGTAAAGAACGCTCCAAGTCCAAGGCTTAACCCTACCCCAAGTCCCTCACTCCCTAACACGGAGTGGGGGCTTACCTTTTCAGAGCACACATAAGAACACACAACCAGAGCACACACCTCTCTCTCAGGGACAGTAGGTTGTAGGAAGGAAGGGATACTCTCTGTGTCAGTAACTACTCTCGTGTGTAGGAGGATAGGGGAGATAGGGGAGTCTGGCATTGCATTCACTGTTCATCTCAATGTTCATCTCTTTCACCCTTCTCTCTACCTTTCTCAACCCTATACCTTGTCATCACTTTCCCTTCTACACGATACACACCGTATCCCTATCTCTACTTGGGTAGTGTCTGATGTTCCTCTACACCTTCGGTGATGGAGTGGTATTCGATTCTGTACTTACTTCATAGTCCTCTATAGGTATCAACCATGGACCAGAACATCTACACCCTGCTGTTCACCAACGAATGTCTTCACTCCATCGAACATGAGTTCGAAGCTGTCTCTGATGAAGTTGCTCGTATCAAGGCAACTGCCATGTGCAGAGGTCAGGAAGGACTCTGGTCTGGCATCTACCTCACTGATCCTCAAGGTGAAGCAATCACCTTTGATCCCTTCTGACTGGAGTTTCTCTGATGTCCAATCCGCATAGCGTGTTCCGTGTCAACAAGTGTCTCGTACGTATGGTCACCAACGGAGAACTCATCACATCTCCTACCATCCACAACCTGGAAGAGATGCGTGACTACATCCGCAACAACTGCAAGCCAACTGACACAGGCATCCGTCTCTCCTACATGTCTGAGACAGAAGGCTGTGAGGTAGTCCTTGCTCGCTTCGATCACAACGGGAAGGTACTGGTATGAACACTCTCTACCATAAGATGCAGGAACACGTCTGCTTCGTAGGATTCACTCGTGCTGGTATGGATCATCTCTCCAACCGTGTCCATACTTTCGGTGAAGCCAGACACTTCATCACCTTCAACTGTAGTCCCAGTGACAAGGACATCCGCATCTTCTACCGCATTCCCCATGAAGGGGCAGAGGATGCGGAAGTAGTCATTGCTCGTCTGGACCTCACCGAAACCAAGGAGAACAACTGATGATGTACAAGTACGCTCGTATCAAACGTGTCCGTAATATCACCGTTTATGACATCGCGTGTCAGTGCTGGGCAAGGGATTTCCAGTATGACCTGTGCTGCTATCTGTTGATCCAGCATGGCTTCAGTCCCATCCAATCCCTGGAAGAATTCCAGAGTGTCTGGAACAAGCTGGACCAGGAGTACGCAGACTTCTGCAATGAGCATGGCTGTCCCGCTGACCCCATTGGCTTTGCTGACGTGAGGATCTGATCCATGAGAACCATTGCTGAACTGATCAAGATTGGCCTGGAATGGCAACAAGCCAACAGAGGGGAAACCTACATGTGTTTCGTCCTGAGTGACCTGGCAAATGGAGTGGTAGTTGGCCCTCCAATCACTCGGGATGAGTACCGGTCCTTCAAGAACTGGTTGTGGGAGAAACTGCACTTCCGCAGATCTGACTCTGTACTCGGCCTACTGGAACGAGCGGGCTTGGACGACTCAGAAGAGAACTGGGTTCAGTTCTATGCCTGGGCCTACTACGACCTCATCAAAAGGAACACCCATGAGCACCAACCTTAATCTCACTGGCCGTCTATTCGACATCAAGATCATCCCTACTACTGGAAAGCTGACTGGCTTCCGTGTACGGGTGACCTTGATCAACATGGACTGCCCGAACACTGTACTCACCCACGTAGTCATGTGTGGTGATGAGTACACCGCCAAGAGCCTGAAGACTGCGATCCTTCAGCGTCGTCGGCTCAACCTCAAGCACTGGCATTGGACAGAGGTCAACAAAGACCTTCCTGGTGCCTGTACCAACCGTCTCAAAACCAAACCCTTTACCCTGGAGATCTAACCCATGCTCACTATCGCTTGCATCGTACTCATCGTGTTCTGTGGCTACCTGTTCCTGGTCAAGTGCCTGGCCTCTCTGACCTGCTTCTGTGCACTGTTCGTACTGCCTGGGGCAGAGAAGGTAGCTGCCGTAGTAGGTCTTGTCTGGAACGTGTTCTGGGCAGCTGTCTGGGTCACTGCAATCAACTTTCCTCTTCCACGTCGCCTAGTAAAACCAAGGAGTCCATCATGACTATCGTTCAACTGTTGGCCGTCATCGCCGTACTGCTGCTGGTCGTTCCCACTGTGTTGTCCTTCCTCCGCATGCTCGTATGGGCTGCGGAGACCTGGGTACGGTGTGAGACTGGCCGTGGTAACCGTGGTACCGCTGCGGTAGCTACCGTCCTGTACGGAGTGGCTACCTGGGTGTGTGCCTACCTCTTCTTCGTCGTGGGGGCTTACCTGTGATCATCCTCATCATGTTCCTGCTGTTCGCTGTAGGTCTGTCCATGCTGGTCATCGGCCTGCACAGGCAATGGGTGATCAACGAGATGCTCAGGTTTCCACTGAGTATCTCCCGTCGCCATGATCTGGTGATCCAGAGAACCCATGCCTGGGTATGGGCAGTATGCGGCCTGGGCCTGCTGTTCGCAGGCTGTGGTCCCCTCTTCATCTTCCTCGCTGGAGGTCTGCTGTGACTGACGTAGAGATCCTCATCCTGCTATGCCTTTACATCGCTTCGTCTGTGGCCGTCCTGAACGGCTACATGAAGTGGTCCAGCAACAACTACACCATGCAACAGACCTGGATGGGTCTGGTGATCGACATCCTTGTGATGCACGTACTGACCTTCTCTGGGATGTTCGCCCTGATTGGGGCAGTGTGCATCTTCTTCAACTTGGTTGGTCTGCTGTAAGTACTCATGGCCTACGGCCATGGGGTGGTAATCCAAACCATCTCAACTCACTGTTTACTTAGGAATTTCATCATGATCGCTCTCAACACTCGCAAGGCTTCTTTCATCCTGGACCGTGGCTACCGTGAATGCTTGGACGCTGAAGTTGTAGCTCGTGAACTGCATGCCATTGGTATGGCCTCGGTCACGGAAGAAGATGTCCTGAACCACTGGGCTGACTGGGACAACGACCTGTCCGACGAACCCCACTGGGTGTAAGAGCAAGAGCAGGCTACGCCTGTGTAATGGCTTATCTGAGCCGAACCACTTCTGATCTGAATCTACTACCTCTCCCTACAAGGAACCTGAATCATGGCACTCAAGAAATCCAACGCTCGTACCAACACCGCTGCTCAGTCCGACGACACCCGTGCTGCCAGCTTCATCAACATCTCCATCGGCACCCGTGGCGGTGATCCGGTTCGCCTGGGCAATGGCATTCCGCTGCGCTTGAGCGAAGCCGTCGAAGCACAGCTGCACGAGTACCTGGCCGAAGCCAAGGACGACAAGGATCTGGCCAAGCGCATCGAGAACCTGCGCTCGCGCCTGATCCTGTCCTTCCGCGTCGTGCGTGACAAGTCCGAGCTTCAGCTGGACCTGTAAGAGCGTCCGCCCACATCCTCACTCGATCCTGAGTAGGGTGTGGGCTGGTTTTTTAGACTATCGGTTTGGGACAGTTGAAGAGACCGTCTCAGCCATCCTTTCCGATCAAACCAATGAAACTCAGCTGGTTTACTGACAATGAAGTAAAAGTCTGGAATCGGCACTTTCTGGCTGGAGAAACGATATGCCAACTGCCCTCGAAATGCTCATGAGCGGTACTGTAAGTGGTCGTGAGGTGACTGCTACTGGATTAGCGAAGCGAACTCCGACTGGTCGCCTGGTTCAAGACAGGGACTACCTGACCGAGCTTCTGAAAGTGCACAAGTACAGGGGCAGGCACATTGATGTAGTCATGGTGGACATGACGGAACTGGAAGAAAGGGTGATGGCCCACATGCTGGATCAGATCCCTGTCGTACAGAAGAAGGTGCGTCGTCACAAATGGGAGATGCCGCTGCGAAACCATGAAACCAACCACCTGGGCAAAGGCCCACGTAACAAGTTCGGAGGCTTCAACTGATGGACACCAACCAAATGATCTTCGTGTTTGGCAGTAACACCGCTGGTATCCATGGGGCAGGTGCAGCCAAGTACGCCCGCTTCAACAAGGGTGCTGAGCTTGGCGTGGGTGAGGGGCCGACTGGTATGGCTTATGCCCTGCCCACCAAGCACCGTGGACAGAAGGGGCTGTTGGTCACCTGCCCCATCAGTGACGTAGCCCAGGCCGCACAGCGGTTCATGGACTTCGCCAGGGAGCACTTCTACATGCGCTTCCAGGTAACGCGCATTGGTTGTGGGCTTGCTGGCTTCAAGGACAGCGAGATTGCTCCACTGTTCAGGGATGCACCCGACAACTGCTACTTCGACACTGCCTGGACTTCCTGGCTCAAACCAACCACCAAGTACTGGGGGACTATGTAATGACTCGTACCTATCTGAAGCGTGTAGTGATCCGTGATGAGAACGGCCTGTTCGTTGCCGATGGGGACACTCTCATCGACGCACTGCGTGAAGTGCAGCTGAAGCATCTGCTCAAGCAGCTGACCGTACTCGACCAAGATGAGGGTCACCGCTGGATGTTCCAGTTCAGCCACGTCAACAACCACATCGTCCTGACCAAGCAGTCTCCTGACTGCTGTGACGGGATCATCCGCATGGGGGATCTCCTGTAATGCCTCAGTTCATCGTAGGGAACATGTGGGAAGTGTTCGATACCGCTGACCACTTCATCGTGCTGAGCAATAGCACACTGACCTCCACCGGTGCAGTAGTCATGACTGCTGGTATGGCTGCTGAACTGGTGGCTCGCTTCCCTGATGCTGGTATTCAAACCAGTGTTGGGCAGTACATCGCTGAGAATGGAGGGGCTGGTGGCATCTTCGGTTGCCGCTGCCAATCCAAGGTAGGTGTGTTCCAGGACAGGCGTCACTACCGTGATCCGACTGACCTGGGGTGTGTCAGCACCAGCACCACCCAGCTGATGTGGCGGGCACAAGAGAATCCAACCCACCAGTACCACCTGGAACAACCGGGACAGAACGAGCCCTGGTGGCTGATCAAGGACATATTGGCTCGTCTGCCTGACAACGTAACCATCTGGAGCCGTCCCTAATGGGATGGCTTCACTCTAGTGCAGTGGAGGTAGTTGGTGATGAGGATCAATACGCATAACAAGGACGCTTATACAACGGTGAACATGCAGGAGATGGAGCAAAGCATGGGCCGCAAGTTCACTACGATGCTGATATCTGACTCTCTGCGTAAAGGGGAGTCCTGTCTGTACATCTTTGATGGTTTGACAGAGGAGGTATTCCGTAAAGACCTCTCCAATGTAGCTAGCGGTCTGATGATGAGTAGACTCAAGAGCTACACTGATCCGTTCAAGCAACTCTATACCAAGCACAATGGCAGGTGGTTCGTCTTCAGCAGTGACTTCAATCCTGTTGCAGAGAAGCTAGTACCACCAGAGATCCGCGCCCAATCACTTCTGTTCGATTAAGGAATCGTTCCATGACCATTACCCACATGCTGCCCGAAGATATGCAACGCGCCAATGAGTACCGCTTTGCTCGGGCGCACATTGACGGGTACATCCGTGAGTTCATTCGCGGTGACGAAGATCTCCCTGAGCTTATGGAGCAGGGAATAGCACTACTGGAGGAGTATCGCACCACTGAGTACAGCTATGCCTCCAAGAACCTTCGTATGGAGACTGTTCGTAACCTGGACCTTGAGCACATTGTGTTCGAGATCATCGTAGCGTCTGCGTACTGTCAGGTACCGGACATGTTCATCAGCTTCACAGCCAAGCTAGCTGGTGTACTTGGCTTCGACGACAAGGCTGACAGCATCAAGACCATCGCTGAGATGGTTGCAGTACTGGCAGAGCTTGACGTGTACGACATTGAGCAGGTGTCCAAGTATGGTACATACAAGGTCATCTCTAACATTCAACTACCGGAGAAGCTTCAGCATGCTGTTGAGCGAGCTATGTACCTTCCTCCTATGGTGTGCAAACCATCCAAGCTCACTGGGAACAAGTCGAAGCTTCATCTTACTCTGGAGAAGGAATCCCTGATCCTGAACAACAACCATCACAACGAAGACATCTGTCTCGATGTGCTGGACAAGATGAACGCTGTTGAGTTGTGCCTGAACACTGAGTTCTTGAGCACCGTGGAGGAAGAGTCCCACAAGTACTTGGATACGCAGGACAAGAAAGACGACTGGTACAGGTTCGTCTCTGAGTCGCATGAGATGTACAAGCTCATGGTTCAGCAAGGCAATCGGTTCTATCTCCTGCACAAGTACGACAAACGTGGCCGTGTGTATGCACAGGGCTACCACATCAGTACCCAGGGATCGCCTTACAAGAAGGCCATGCTCGACTTGGCCAACAAGAAAGTAGTCACCGGTGTACCTGAACACTTGAAGATCAAGTGAAGGAGCAAGCAAGTGAGTCACTATGCCTTCTACAAAGAAGACGATGTGTGGAAGTTCGTCAAGTACGACGGATTGCTTGAGCTTGTGCAAGCTGCGTCATTGATGGCCTACAGCCCAAAAGAAGCAGCAGCGTGTACCCGCTACAAGCTGAATGGAGTCAGATGGTGGTGGATGGGTATGACTGATAAGGATGCGATAGAGGATGTGAGTCTTCTTCCAGCAGACCTCAGAGCAATGCTGGTCATATGGAGTTTAGACCAACTGCTAGAGTGAAACTTCTATTCACAGTAATGAAGAGGACAAGTAAATGGAACTGGTGGTTTGGAAAGACGGCGACAATTGGAGAGTGTTTGCTGATGATGCTACCCCGCCTGTGGATGGTACCGTAGACAAAATTGCAGAGGGTCTAGCTACTCTCTGCCGGAAAGAAAAAGAACCTGTTGTGTTCACCAAGAGGAAGACTGCCTTCTATGACGGATACTACTGGCTTGCGTGGAGGTACTACCCCACCTACGGACGTGCATACGGCAAAGAAGCCTCAGAAGAAATGATTAAAGAACCCAGCGTTATTGCACTACTCGCGGGGTACTAACCAATGAACGTAGCTGCATGGCTTTACAAGGGTGAATGGCACTTATTCACTAGTGAATTGAACAGAGTGGTCTCGGATCAAGCCCACTATCAAGCCAACCTTAAAGAAGAGGAGAAGCGAGATCTCGTACTTCTCAGACTGACCACAAAGGATAGCAATACCCTCTACTGGTTTCACTTCAACATCAACAACTATTTCGGTAAGCACACCCCTGCTATCTACACTCAAGAGCTACCTAAAGAACTTGAAGCACTGCTGACCATCTACGGTCTTTGACTCCAATCCACCTTCGTTTAATGGGAACTGAACCATGACCCCTTATACCGCTTTCGAATACCTTCTGATCGACGCTGCAAACCAAATGGGCCATGACAAGTGGCTCTTCGAACAGCGCATCCAATGGTGCTACGACAACTTCGACAACCTGGAGAATCTGGAGTGCAACGAGAAGACTCGTCCGCAGTACCTCAAGGCTGTCATGGCCATCCGTGCTGCTCAGCGTGGTGAGCCTGTTGGCCACCTCGTAGGGCTGGATGCTTGCTGCTCGGGCATGCAGATCATGTCCGCCCTGGGTGGCTGTGAGTCTGGTGCCCAAGCCACCAACCTCATCAACACTGGCTTCCGTCAGGATGCGTACAGCCTAGTCACCACTGCTGCCTCCACCCACCTGGGTGAGTCGGTAGGCGAGATCAAGCGGTCGGACATCAAGACTGCAACCATGACCCACTTCTACGGCTCGAAGGCTGAGCCGAAGAACTTGTTCGGTGAGGACACCCCTGAACTGGAAGCCTTCTACCAGGGCGTAGAGATGGTTGCCCCCATCGCCAATGAGATGCGGGATGACCTGATCAACACTTGGCAGCCCTATGCCATGAAGCACTCCTGGGTGCTGCCGGACAACTTCCACTCCATCGTCAAGTCGGTAGACGTGTTCGAGACTCGGGTGGAAGTGGACGAGATGGAAGGGGCAAGCTTCGAGTACATCTACAAGCAGGACTGCGGTGTAGAGCGTGCGGTGAAGAATGCTGCCAACGTCATCCACTCCATCGATGCCTACGTGCTGCGTTCCATGCACCGTCGTTGCAACTACGACCGTGAAGCCATCACCAAGGTAATGCAGTTGGTTTGGGGCGAACTGATGGATCGTCACTCTGGCAAGTGCGAAGCAGAGGTAGCCAGAGACCACAACCTGGCCATCTACGAAGACCTGTACGACCGTACCAACATGGTCGATGCAGTGATCTTCAACCACATCAATGCCACCAACGTGCGTCAGCTGGAGACTGACCACCTGGAAGCCCTGTGTGAACTATGGGATACCATGCGTGTGCATGAACCCTTCGAACTGGTCACCGTGCACGATGAGTTCAAGTGCCACCCGAACTTCTGCAACGAGATGCGTCAGCACTACATCAACATCTTCGCCGAACTGGCCGACAGCAACATACTCGACGATATCGTTCACCAGATCACTGGAAGCCATGTCAGCTACGACCGCTCCATCCACAATCTGTCTGAACTGATCCGTGATAGCGAGTATGCGCTGTCTTGAGGTGAGTGGGCGTCTTCCAGACGCTCCATGAACCCGAATTTGCCTGATCCCAGAAATGGGATCGGGCGCTTATTTTTTTGAGGGGAGCTTAGAAACCATGAGGAAACACAGACTATGCAAGTACTGTGGTCAGCCAATAGTGCTGGTCCCCAGTGCAGAAGAGAGGGCTAAGAAGTACGGAGAGTCTCCCAAATTCTACCTCAATCTCTTCTATGCCCATGGTGAGTGCATTGTGAAGAACAGAGGTTGAGCGTACTCCGTACGCTTTTTGCATTTTCGCTGGTTTTCGGCGAGATCATCAACAGATAGAAGGAGTAACACCATGCGTAAGTCTTACCTGAAATTCCTGGATACCATGGCTTGGATCGTGGCAGTCCTCGTCTTCGTAGTCGTGGCAGTCGCCGCCCTGACAGTCTACAACGGCCTCGTGGCTCTGCTGGTAATGCTGGGCGCTGCTGTAGGCATCGGCATGACCTTCGGGTTCTGGTTCCTGGGTTACGGCATCTACGAGGAACTCCAGAAGCTCAACGCCCGCACCAAGGTGTAAGCCATGCAGGTCCGTAACTTCACCTACGAGGACGGAGGGTGGGTGCTGGATGGCATGGACACCTTTGATCCTGGCGATTCTCTGACAGTTATCCATGACTCGTTCGAGCACATCGACAGCACCGAGGGCCTTGAAGCTGAGTTGCGGGCCTTCGGTGCCATGTGGTGGCTCCGTGGTGAGACAGACTGGTGGTGCCGTTTTCCTAGGATGGACCCTCGTCCTGAGCAGGTGATGTACTACGACATCGCCACATTCATCAGGGAGAACGACTTCCTCATCGACAACGTAGGAAAGCGGTTCAAGCTGGGCGTGGACGAAGAGAGCTTCCTCGACGTGCTACGCAAGCTTGTCGAAGATGCCCTGGAGAGAGACAGTCAGTACCTCGACAAACCAGTGGCAAGGAAGGTGATCCAAGAAGCGGCAAGCACCGCTATGGATTGGCTTCGTGTTGGGTACAGGGCAGCCCGTAGAAAATACCCTAACAACTTCGCAGTTGCTGACCTCATGTACGACATCTATTGCCGTGTCTACGCACTGAACTTCAGGGCGTTGGAAGGCAGCATGCTGCAACTCAAATACACCCTCAGCGGCAAGTTAGTTGAGATCAGTTTAGATGGAGAACCCGTATGATCCCATTCGTTTCCCGCAAGCGTTTCGACGAAGCCCTGGCTGGTTTGACCAAGCACTACGAAGACAAGGTGCGTCGCAGGGATGAAGTCATCAATGTACAGAACAACAAGTTGCAGGCGGAACGCGAAGAGTCTAGTAACTACCGCCGACTCTACGCATATACCCAGAGTGACAATTACCGCCTTCAGAACCAGATCAAGGATCTGAAGAAGGCCGTGGAGGCCCGCGACAAGAAGATAGCGGAACTGGCCAAGCCATTCCATGGGGAGCCGGACAAGGTTCCCGTACTCGTCGCGGAAGAGACAGTCTTCGAGCCTGTGGACACCGGTCTGGAAAAGCAACTGGCTGAAGCCAAGAAAGAGATCGAGATCCTCAAGGAAAAGGTTCGCAAGCAGCGTCGTAGCGATGCTGAACTGACCATGGACACCCTCGTGCATGCTGTCATGCGTGAGTACACCAACTTCCAACGGAGCAACAATCCCCACCTGCTGCTCCGTTCCTGCGAGAACCTGACGAAGGCTCATCGTCGTCTGGTGAAGGGTAAACGCTGATGGATACGATCACATGGTTTCGTCGTGGTGAACCCATCGAAGTCCCAATCGGCCGCTGTCTGTACTTCCTGGCTGACGGCAAGCTGGTGCAGTTCATGTATCACGATGAACGGGGACTGACTCAGCTTGCACATGTCACCGGCCTTTCTGTAGGCAAGATCTACAGTGCCCTTAAAGGGAAGTTCGTGTACGTCCGTCATGGCTTCATCGTTAAGAACGAGCGGGTTGGTATCAGCCTAGGCCATGGAAAGGACTTCCGGCGTCCTGTGTGCGTTTACGTGAAGGGTTTCGAACACATACGGGGTTCGTTGACTGTCGGTGCCCAGGAACTCATCACCGCCCAGCTGCTGGGGGACCACGTGAAGCTCTGCACCAAGCAGAACATCGGCGGCACCCTGGTAATGCTTCCAGGGGAGCCGGGTGAACGTGTCAGGAAGAAGGTTGTAATCGAAGAGATCGGTACCGCCATCCACCGCAACTGGTGTGGCAATGCCTGCTTCGAGATCGCTGTTATCGACAAGCATGGCCGCCGCTACACCGAACTGAACGACCATTTCCAACTCTACGGGGTGAACAAGTGATGATGATGATGAGCGAAGACAAGTTCCAATACGAGATCTCTGCCATGAAGAGCAAGATGCAGCGATTGCGTCGTCGGGTAGAAGTTCTCAACAACAAGCGAGATATCCTCCTCGAAGATATCGATGCAACCAACAAGATGGTGGAAAACCTCAGCGGTCAGGTTGAAACGCTGTTACGGGAAGCCAACAAGGTCAAGGGTCCGGTCATGCAACCGGGTCGTCTACACCAGAGCGACGTACTGCTCACCGGCCAGAACATCCAGGGTATGATGGACTCTGGGGAAGCTGTCGCCCAATTCGAGGTGAAGAAGGGAGACGACCAGACCACCACCATCCTGAAAGATGCGGTGGTCACCCAGATGAGCAACAAGCTGGCTGAACTACTGGATGCCATCGGCTTCGGCAAGGAGCATGTTCAGAAGCATGGCCTGGACGAAACTGTCTACGATGCGTGCTTGTACATCCAGTCCCTGAAGGGCGGCGAGGCACTGCTGAACAATCTGCGTTCGATGCTGAAGTGATCAGCGACAAGCTCCGCAAAGAATTCGAAGAAGAGTACCGCCACTGTGTGTGGTCCTTCGCCGGGGTAGTCATCACCCAGGAAGAACTGGCGAGTAAGCGTAGTCGTCTCGGAGACTACGCTGACAACCCTTTGATTCATGGGTTCTTCCGAGGCTGGCTGGCAGGCCGCTTCGGTATAGAAGGGATGATGTACCTCACAGGTGAACAGGCTATTCATTAGCGTACTCCGTACGCTCTTGTCCTGTTTATTCTTTCTTTCATTGGTTTAGGAGCAAGTGCCATGCATTAGCGTTGATCATTTAACTAACTCCCTGCGCATAGCGTCGCATAAGGCGAGACAGTCTAAGTGGACTATTAGTACATAAAGAGAATGCCGAGTTTCCAAACTGCACAGGATGCAGTCCCTGAGTAACTGTCGGCATTCTACTGTGTGTATTAAACCAAGAATTAAATAGGAGAAGCTATGCAGTTCAGCGATCTCAGTCCGGTGGAACAAGCACTCTACCCAACCCACAGTTCCTTAAAAGAAGCCCTCGAAGAGGCAAGGCATCTGCTTCCCGAGGGCAGTCATCATGACTTCATGCGAGCCATGATGGGTTACCACAACACCCTACTCCTATTCGTAGGGGAATGGACTCCATCCACCTAGTAGTTTAAGTCTACAGGAGACTACTCAGTGTCCCAAGCCAATAAGAAAACTATCGAGCGGATTGGTAAGATCCTGCTCATCTTCAAAGCGTCCGAAGGGGAGATCCGTCCCCACTTCTGGCTGACCGGCCCTTCTGGTTCGGGCAAGTCCTTCAACATCATGGACCAGTGCAATCGCCTGGACATCATGCTGCCTATGACCGAGGTTAACTGTGCCTCGCTGACCAAGGAAGGCTACTCCGGCCTCAGCTTGAGCAAGGCACTGGCCCCTCTGGCTACCCTCAGTAACGTCCCCAACGTGGTCTTCTGCGACGAGATGGATAAGCTGTTCCTCTCTGGCAATTCCAACGACAGCCACGCCAACGAGATCAGCATCGGCGTCCAGAACGAGTTCCTGCGAGTGCTGGAAGGTAGTACTACTCAGACCTTCGGCGACTACGGCAAGTACAACACCGTCAGCGTCGAGCGATCCCTGTTCATCTTCGCCGGTGCCTTCAATGGCCAGGAGAACATGGACGCCACCGAACTGCTGAAGTGCGGCGTCAAGACCGAGTTCATCGGTCGCACTGGCTTGGTCTACAACCTGGAGAAACCGACCATGGAAGCCTTGGTCCAGTACCTCAAGGAATCGGAACTGTGGGCGAACTACCGCTCGCTGTTCCCGAAAGAAGACCACAAGAAAGCCGAGAAATGGCTGATCAAGGAGATCGGACGCCAGTATCCCGATAGCAACATCGGGGTGCGGTTGATCAACACCTTGATCCACCAGTACTACATCAACGCCGGCGAAGACTCCAAGCCTCAAGCAGGCAAGAAGGAATTCGCCCGAACCCTCGACTTCAGCACTGGGAGGCTGAAATGAGCAAGTTGCAAGAACTACCTGTACTGATCGACCGTCCTGGGAACTACGTCACTCGTGACGGTTCCCGCGTGGTGATCTTCACTGTCACCGAGCGTCCTGAAGGCTACTCCATGCTGACCTTCGACGCTCGTGGAAGCTACACCAGGGTCAACAACACCGCGAAGCCCGAATGCTGGCACATCAGCGGTCGGCTGCACGCTTTCCGGGAGCACCCGAAAGACGTAGTGGCCAAGGCTTAAACCAATCAAATCAATCGTTTAGGAGTTCACCATGCACTTCCCCCAGGAACAAGAAGTATCCATTTTCGATGCCAAGTTCATTGCCGAAGGTTTCCTGCGTGCCGGCCTGAAGCCGATGATCCACGGTTCGCCGGGCATCGGTAAGTCGGCAGTGGCCCGTCAGATCGCCAAGGAAAACAACCTGAAGCTGATCGACCTTCGTCTCACCCAGATGGACCCGGCTGACCTCAATGGTTTGCCGAACCTCTCCGGCAAGCGTGCCAAGTTCCAGGTATTCGAGCAGTTCCCACTGGTCGGCGACGAGCTTCCCGTCAATCCCGAAACCAACGAACCCTTCGCTGGTTGGTTGCTGTTCCTCGACGAACTGACCAGTGCGGATGACGACCGTCAAGCGGCGGCCTACAAGCTGATCCTGGATCGCCAGATCGGCAACGAGGATCTCCATCCGAAGTGCCTGGTCATGGGTGCCGGTAACCTCGAAACCGACGGTGCCATCGTCAACCCGATGTCATCGGCCCTCATCAGTCGTCTGCACCACATCGTGGTTCGGAATGACCTGAAGCGTTGGCTTCAAGTCGTGGCTCCCAAGCTGGACATCGCCACCAAGGTACAAGCATTCCTGGAGTTCAGTCCCCGTGCGTTCTACACCTTCGATCCGCAGAACAGCGGTCGTGTCTATGCGTGTCCTCGTACCTGGGAAGACTTCTCGAAGTGGTTCCTGAAGATGTCCCCGGAGCAAGACCCTCGTGCCCTGGACGACATGCTGAACCTCGCTGCTGCCATGGGCATCATTGGTACCGTGGCCACTGACTTCAAGGCGTTCCTGGCCTACTTCGGTCGCCTGCCGAGCCTGGAAGAGATCCTGACTTCCCCGAGCACGATCTACGTGCCGAAGGATGAGCCGGGTCTGATGTTCGCCATGTGTTCGATGCTGGCGGATAACGCCAAGGTGGACAACATCGAGAAGATCCTGATCTTCCTCGACCGGTTCAACCCGGACCACATGGTGATCACTCTGCGTATGGCTTGCCAGCGTAACAAGAGTCTGATTCAGAACCCGCGTATTTCGGAGTGGGTGAAGAAGAACCTGAACATGTTCTAAAGGAGAATCCAGTGAGTGGTCGATGGGAACTTTTTATGGTTCGTCAAGAAGACCTCACAGGTCAAGCAATAGTTGACGAGTATGCAAACAGCGACTCCCCCAATCGACTACTCACTGGAGATTTCGAAGGCTGGAGAGTTAGCATCTATGAAAAAGGTATCCAGAAAGGGATCAAGTTCGGTACTAAATCAGTACTAGAAAAACTAGCATCTGAATTTTGTCCGTACGTAGTTACCGTTAAGCCCCCAGACGGCTCATATGTAACACCTGGTCTTTATGTGGGTCACTGCCGTAATAGTGAAAGCCAATACAACCAGAGTTACTCTCGACTAGGTGGTACCGCAGCTTCAATTAATGAAGTGGTGGAGCTAATAAGAATAACCAATCCACTAAATGGTCACTGGATTTTTGATGAAGAAGAAGTTTTCGTGGCCCAGTCTCTGGCTGTTCCTTCCTTAATACCTGAAACCCACAATCAAGTTGAGTGGTGCAAATTCGCTAAGGCGATGGCCATCATCGGAGGTGAGTAATGACTGATCGTTCTGCTGAAGACATCGCCCTTTCCAAGGCGAAGATTCGCATCATCGGAGACTCCAAGGTGAGTTTCTACGCCAACATCATGATGGGTCTGAAGTACGTGTGGGAAGAGGGCATGGGCACTGCTGCCATCGACGGCATCACCATGTTCATCGACCCCAAGTTCTTCATGTCCCTGGACGAGATGAGCCGCAAGACCGTGATTCTCCATGAGATCGAACACGTCTGGCGGCATCACATCGGTAAGGTCCGTATGGGTGACCGTGACCACATGCTGTACAACATTGCAGGGGACCACGTGATCAACAACAACCTCTTGGCTTGTGGCTATGGCCCCATCTCCTGGACCGACTACAAGACCGGTGCCAAGTGCAACTGGGTATGCGATCCGAAGTTTGCCGACATGTCCACCGAGGAAGTCTACGATGCCCTGTACCAGGAACAGAAGTCGCAGAGCGGCGGCGGATCCGTTGCACCAGACCAGGGCAACAGCGGTAACAACCCGGTACCGTTCGATGACATTTCCCGGCCTGTACCGACCAAGGACGATGGTACCCCCATGTCCGAGACGGAGATCCAGGGAGCCATCAACGATCTGATCCTCAGTGCTGCTACTGCTGCTCGTGCCAATGGCAACCCTGGGTCCATCCCAGGGGAGGTGCAGGTGTTCATCGACAGCCTGATGTTCCCCAAGCTGCCCCTGCCTCACCTCCTGCGTCAGTTCTTCCAGGTGGTAAAGCGTGGTGGCTTCACCTGGGCACGTCCCAATCGCCGGCTGATCAACAGGTACTACCTGCCCTCACGTCGCGGTAAGGCACTCCTGCGGATTGCCATCGCAATGGACCTGTCGGCATCGGTCAGCAACGAAGAGATCCGCCGCTACATGTCGGAGATCGCCAACATCTTCGTCACGCTGAAACCAACACAGCTGGATATCATCCAGTTCGACGCTTCCATCCGTTCGGTGGATACGGTCCCCAACCTCAATGCCCTCATGAACATGGAGTTGAAGGGCCGGGGTGGTACCTGCATTGCCCCTGTGATGCAGTGGGCCGCAGAGAACAAACCTCACGCATTGGTGGTGTTCTCTGATGGGGAGTTCCACCACTACAACGACAACCCAGGAGTACCGATTCTATGGTTGATTCACCCGTACAGCAGGAAATCGAACTGGAAAGCCCCGTACGGGCAAGTGATCCTGTTCGATCCGAAGGAGTAGACAAGCCTGCTCCCTTCGTACTGACGCCCGGCCAGGAAGCCGGGTTTCAGACCTTCATCAACTTCTACTCCAACCCCGATGCCCAGGTAATGGTCCTCAAGGGCTGGTCAGGAACTGGCAAGTCCACTCTGATTCGTCGAATCCTCGACGAGATGGAGACTCTGGATCGCGCCCTGTCTACCCTGGACGACAACTTCGAGCCGTTCGAACCCCTGCTGACAGCCACCACAAACCAAGCATGTGATGCTCTGGCGGTGGCCATGAAGGAGTTCAACCACGAGGTCAAGACCATCCACCGGGCATTGGGCCTTCGTCTCCGCACCGACTACAAGACGGGCAAGAGCGAACTGATGCCCATCCGCAACTTCGACATCCCTTTCCGCTGCCTGATCGTGGTTGACGAAGCCAGCTACATCGACCCTGCTCTGCTCCAGTTCTGCTTCGACCGGACGGACTGCTGCAAATTCATCTTCGTCGGCGACGACTGCCAGCTGACTCCGGTCGGTACCAACATCATGCCTGCCTTCGCCATGAAGGACATTGTGGTGGAACTTACCGAGGTCAAGCGGCAGAACAGTGGTCCCCTGTTGGACCTCTGCAACGCTTTCCGCCACACGGTGAAGACGGGTGAGTGGCCGAAGATCCAGTTGGACGGTGACCAGCTGATCCATGTACAACGGGACAAGTTCGTAGAGATGGCGGAAGAAGCCTTCCAGAACCCCCAGGTGCACGGCAGCACCAAGGTATTGGCTTACACCAATGCCTGTGTGACCGAGTACAACAAGCACTTCTCCCAACTGCTGCTTGGCTCCAGCGATCCGCAGGTAGGTCAGAAGATGCTGGTGAACGAAGCCGTCATCAACAAGCATGCCCAGCTGTCCAACGGATCCGAGGTGGTGATCGAAGACATTCGGCCAACCAGAGAGTTTGACGTGGACGGCTACCTCGTGAAGCTGATGCACCACAACAGCAGCTTCTTCCTGCCCAAGTCCCTCAAGGACCGCAAGGACCGGGAGAAGCTGGCTCGGAAAGAGGAGGATTACAAGATCCTCCAGCTGATCGACCAGAACTGGGTAGACCTACGGCCTGCCTTCTCATGCACCGTGAACAAGTCGCAGGGCTCCACCTACGATACGGTGTTCATCGACCTGGACAACATCTGTGGCAAGGTACACCGCCCGAATGCACTGGCACGCCTTCTTTACGTTGGCTTCAGCCGAGCACGTAGACGGGTGGTCATGACAGGAGACATGTGATGCAAGCGAGAACCCCGGAGTTCCTGATCTTCAAGAGGGCAGTGAAGGACTGCTTGGATCACTTCCTCTATGCTCCGGTGAGGAAGGCTTTCCAGGAGCGGATGAACGAACTGATCATCGCGGATGCTGTAGCCCGAGGTGATGGCATCCGGGCGTTCTGCCATCGTGGACGCAACTTCATGATCCCTGGAGAGAAGCCCAACTTCCGCTACTTTCCCAGGCTGAGTCGTAGCAACCGAGTACTCGTTGACAGTCTGTTGGCAGAGTACGACCCGGTGTTATCCGACGAGCGTGACTCTGTGCTCACGTTCATCAGCCAAGTGCTCAACAAATCTGACGAACCGTCGGAGTACCTCAAGATGTTCCCAAGTGGTTTACGGGAGCCTCTGAAGAAGGCGTACGAGCATTTTGGCTTGCCGGTAGATGGGGCGGAATTCCCGACCGAAAGTCCCATAGGTTCAAACCAAGAAGGCTGGGATAAGCTCTGCACCCGCGTTGGATTGAACCTTGTACTAGGAGGACTGTGATGAAGTACATCACCTGGGAAGAACAGGATAGCTACCCTGTGGCTATCCTGATCAAGGAGGCAGCGGTGAGTCGGTCAGCCGCTGAATCCACCTACATCAAGCAGCTGGAAGGGCTTGGTGTTCCCCGCAAGAATGTCATCGTGCTCTCTTTGGATTACGAGGGCAAGAAGGTATCTGCCAAGGCGATCAAGGAGTGCATCAAAGATCGTGACCAGCTACTGCGGGATCTCGGAGTACAGTATGCCTACGTGGCTGACTCCAAGTACTTCAAGGAGTGGACCAAGCGGAAGACGGACGCCGACTTCGGCAACCTGTCGCCCCCTGCTGGCTACGACCCTGGATACCTGGTGACTCCGGGCGTGAACCATCAGGTGCTGCTGTTCGATCCGGGTCAGATGCACAAGCTCAGCCGTGGCTTCAAAGCCATCGTTGACCATGCCAATGGTGTGTATCGGCCTGTCGGATCTGACCTGCTGCACAATGTCACGTACATCTACCGGGGCCATGTCAGCCAAGCCAGGGAAGCACTGGCCAGGCTCATGGACAAGCCGGAGATATCCTGTGATATCGAGGGCTTCAGCCTCAGCATGTTCGACTCAGGCATTGCCACCATTGGCTTCGCCTGGAGTGAGCATGATGCTGTACAGATCCAGTGTGACTACAGAGAGATGATCCAGGACGAGAACAAGCACCACGGTTATTACGAGCCGAACGCAGAGATGCGGGAAGTGCTCAAGTGGTTCTTCACCGAGTACCCTGGGCGAATCATCTACCACCGTGCAAACCATGACGTGAAGGTTCTGATCTACACCCTCTTCATGGAGCATGACCTCGACAAAGAGGGTATGCACCGTGGATTGGAGATCATGACTCCACGGATGGACGATACCAAGATCATTGCGTATCTAGCACTGAACTCAACCGCTGATGTCAGCTACTCCCTGAAAGACCTGGGGCAGGAACATGCGGGTAACTGGGCACAGGACGAGATCAAGGACATCCGGCTGATTCAGCTGGACGATCTCATGAAGTACAACGCGGTGGATGCGGTGACGACCGTATGGGTGAAGAACAAGTATTACCCCATCATGGTGCAAGACCAGCAGGAAGCTCTCTACCACGGCCTGTTCAAGGACAGCTTGGACCTGATCATTCAGATGGAACTCGTGGGCATGCCTATGAATCCCCGGAAGATCACAGAGGTCAATACTGAACTGAACAATCTGCGGGACGGCTACCACAATACTGTGATGAGCCATCCCGCAGTCGCCAAGGTAGAGGTGCTGATTCAAACCAGTGAGATGGAGAAGGCCAATGCCAAGCTGAAGACTATCCAGCATCCGCTGAGCAAGTTTTCGCACATTCGGTTCAACCCCAACTCTGGCCCGCAAGTGGCTCGTCTGCTGCATGAAGTCCTCGACCTTCCTGTACTGGACGTAACGGCTACCAAGCAGCCCTCCACCAGTGGGGGCACGCTGAAGAAGCTGCTGAACCACATCAAGGCGGAGCCCTACAAGGATCTAATCCAGGCTCTGATGGACTTGGGTGCCGTGGAAAAGGTCATCTCTGCCTTCATGCCAGCCTTCAAGGCGGGTCGAATGAAGGCGGACGGAATGATGTACCTACATGGCTCCTTCAACCTTGGAGGAACCATCTCTGGGCGGCTGTCCTCATCCGATCCCAACCTGCAAAACCTTCCGGCTGGCTCGACCTATGGCAAGCTGGTGAAGTCTCTCTTCTGTGCACCCCCCGGCTTCCTCTTCGGAGGGGCGGACTTCGCTGCACTGGAAGACCGGATCAACGCCCTGCTCACTCAAGACCCGAACAAAATCAAGGTGTACACCGATGGCTACGATGGCCACTCGATGCGTACCTTTGCGTTCTGGCCGGACAAGTGTGATGGGATCGTAGACACGGTTGACTCCATCAACTCGATCCAGAAGGTCTACCCAGACCTGCGAAGCAAAGCCAAGACTCCACACTTCCTGCTCCAGTATGGGGGCAGTTGGATGGGTCTGGTGCGGCAGGTAGGTTTCTCGGATGAAGAAGCCCAGGAGATCGAAACCAACTACAACAAGCTCTATCGCGTAAGCAATGAGTGGGTGGCTGGTGAGATCGACAAAGCAACCAAGACGGGCTACGTGGAACTGGCCTTCAACCTGCGGCTGAGAACGCCGCTGTTGGGGTCCACCATTCTTGGCTTGAAGGCGACTCCCAAGGAGGCTGCTGCTGAATCCCGCAGTGCGGGTAATGCGGTGTCCGGCCAGTCCTGGGGTCTACTGACCAACCGTGCTGCTGTGGAATTCCGCAAGCTGCTACTGGCCAGCCCCTACAAGCTGAAGGTAGAGATCATCTCTCTGATCCACGATGCGATCTACGTGATGTGGCCAGACGATCCTGATGTCACTGTGTGGGTCAACAACACGCTCTGCAAGTGCATGGCGTGGCAGGAAGACCCCAAGATCAATGACAAGCGGGTTCCATTGGGGGCTAACCTGGACATCTTCTGGCCCAGTTGGCGTGAAGCCTGCACCCTGGACTACCCCATCACCAAGGAACGCCTCATTGAGCAATGCAGGGAACATGCTGCTGCTCTCAAGGAGAAGGCCAAGTGACTACTACCTGCTGGGTAAATGACCACGAGATCACCGTGTCGCAAGGCGTAGTAGCCGTGCGTAAGGACGGTGTGCTCGTCCATGAATGCGGCGGCCTTTGGGCTGCCTGTGACTTTGCGAGAGGTATCAACAGTGCTGAAAGCCCCAGACCCGAGGTCGATGAAGTACAGGAGACTGTACATGTCGATAGCGACAAATGCGGCCAAGCAGAGTGTAGCTGAACGCCATCAAGTTGGAGGGGTACTGGTCACTACGACCGGTGCCCTCTTCACTGGGTGGAACGGCACCATGCCTGGAACTGACAACTGCTGTGAGAACGGCGAGTACCTTCGGGAAGAAACCCGCTTCAAAACCACTCCCTACGGGGTGATCCATGCCGAGCACAACATCTTAGCTTGGGCATCCCGCTCTGGTGTACCCCTGGACAATTCTGTCCTATGGATCACTCGGGCACCTTGCGTACGCTGTGCAGAAATGATCGCAACTCATGGTGTTCATCTCGTGATGTACCGGGATGATCACGATGAACCCGAGGGGATGACAGTGCTGGCCATGGGCAATGTGAAAGCCATGAGTTGGAGCACCCTGGACTCCCTTATCACCGAACACGGGGGTCACTACGTTGTCTCGAAAACCCTGCTCGCTAACTGACCGGAAGTCCTACTGGGCTTCCTTCAACCATATGATCAAGCACTTCGGAGGTATCGAAGAAGCTGAGGCTGCTATCGCTTCCGGCAAGGCTGTCTATGGGAAACCAACAGTGCCCAAGGGTTACATCTTGGGCACCGACATCAAAGGCATGTACGTGCTGCATAAGGAGTAATCATGGCGAAGAAAGCCAAACTGAAAGCTGATTGGACTCCAGGAAAGTTGGGTCATGCGCCTGTCAACGGACGGTATTTCTTCGTCAACCGTGAGACACGCATGACCCACACCTGGACTATCGGTCAACTGCCTGTGCCCGAAGGGTATGAGCAGGTGACCATGCAAGAATACGACAGCTTCCGTAAGTTCAACGGAACCTTGTCGAAGAAGAAACTCATGGCCTTTATCCGAGGGGAAGCCAAGTGTTCGAAGGACGCAGGAAAGAAATCCGAGAGCGAATCGAAGCCCGCTGCAAAGTCGAAGACACGGGCTTCATCCTCGACGGTAAGCCAAGTCCCTGCCACCTCTGGCAAGGCCCGGATTCAGGTACGGGCAGGGGTGGTGGTTACGGTCGCATGAGCCTGGACGGCCAGACAGTGGCCGTCCACATCGTCATGTTCACCAACTACTTCGGCTATGTGCCGGGTAAGAAACAGATCGACCATCTCTGCGGGCAGCGACTGTGCTGCAACCCCGCCCATCTGGAGATGGTCACCCACCTCACCAATCAAAAACGTCGCGCTAAACGCGCCAAGTCCAAGGAGTAATCCATGCAGGTAACTCATCAGAAAGACTACGCCACTCACGTTGTGATAGGCGGCAAGCAAGCAATTTCCATGGGCATCAGTGATGACCCGGCCTTCTTCCAAGTTCTGTCGAGTTCCCTGTACACGGACAAGATCCTTGCCGTTGTTCGGGAAACTCTCTGCAACGCCTTCGATGCCCACAAGATGGCGGGCATCGAGAAAGAGACTCCGGTCGAGATCACCCTCAAGGACGACGAATTCGTCATCCGTGACTTCGGCCCTGGTATACATCCCGACGACGTGGGCACCATTTACGGTGTATACGGCGGCTCCACCAAGAAGCACGACGGCACCCAGACTGGTGGTTTTGGTTTGGGGTGCAAGTCCCCCTTCGCCTACGTGGACAACTTCCAGGTGACCATTCACCACGAAGGCAAGACCAACGTCTACCGCATGCAGAAAGCCTCCATCCAGAACGGCGGACGACCGGCGATCACTCCTGTGGTCACGGACATTCCTACCGACCAGACCGGTCTGGAAGTACGGATCAACATCAAGAACGAAGACGTACGTCGATTCGGTACGCTGATTCGCCGTATCGTGGCCAACGCCGAGATGCTGGCCAACTTCAACGGGGTGAAGCTGCCCACCCTGCCCTTCTCCCAGGTGACCGAAGACTGGTCCATCGCTACCGAGCAGGTGCTCGAATACAACGGCCACATCATCTGTGTCCGCTATGGTGATGTCATCTATCCTGTAGAGCGGGATGAGTTCATCGCCGAGGTGTACGATCCTGTGCACAAGTTCGTGAACTCTCTGCCTGGCAACGTCAACGTGCTGGTGCTACAAGCCAAACCGAACTCGGTGTCGATCACACCGTCTCGGGAAGCGCTGTCCATGGAAGACCACACCCGCAAGACTCTTCTTCAGCTGCTCAACAAATTCCTCCGTGCAACGCGGAACATCAAAAAGGAACGCAGCGACATCCTGGCACAGTCCTGCGAAGAACTGGTGCAGGCCAGGAAAGGTGCGATGGTGCAGCCCGAAGAAGTAAATGCTAATCGTGTGCTCGTGAGTTCCATGCGTGGGTCTAAGCTTTGTACCAAGGGACTCATGTCTACCATGGAAGAGGTTGGCTTGAGCCAGCTGTACCATTCGAATAGCCGGGATGAAAAGGAGAACTTCAAGACCCTGCTGCAACAGCTTTCCCTCATCGGAAAGCAGCCGCGAAACCAAGGAAACACCCTGTACCCTTCGCTCATCCGGCTGCTGAAGAAGGTTGGGATGGCAGCTGCCTACCATCACTACGATAGCGCCACCTTCGAGAACCTCACGAAGTTCCGGAAGGATTCCTGGCAGGCCCTGGCAGTACGCAAGTGGGGCCAGAAGCACCTGGTTTCCAAGCTGTTGCCTCTGATCCACGAAGAAGGGCTGTGCCCCACTCGGCTGATCTGGTACGGCGCTGGTCGTCACCTGCACAACGGGGATTCTGTTCGGAACTACAACACCCACAATGGGTATCCGTTGGTTTCGTACTGGTCGAAGAATCCTATGTCCTATGTGCCACTGTTCCGTCGCTGTATTGTCCTGACGCACAGCCGTCGTGACATCCATAGCCGTGTGGAGGATCTCGACGAGTGGGTAGGTGGTTACAGTGCTGACGACTCTCTCATCGCTTACGTGGTTCCGCGTAGCGTGAAGAAGGTGGAGGAAGCCAGGAAAGCCCTGAGTACTCTGAAGGGCTGGGAAGTACTGGACCTGACCAAGGAAGCTGAGGTAATCGAGTACGACTCGAAGATCAGTGCTGTCCCAGTCGTGTCCAAGCCAAAGAAGAAGGGCTATCCGATGCTCTCGGCTTGTCATAGCAACGGCATATTCTCCCTGGAGATGGCACGTACTGAGAACGTAGCTCGGGTGGAGAATCCAGCTTACTACGTACGCCTCAACACCAAGAGCGACTACTACGTGCGTAAGTGTGTTCGTGGTTTGGACAAGACTTGCTCTACCTACCTGCTGAAGAACTACGGCAACTTGGGTGCAGTCGTGTACAACGAAACCCAGGAAACCAACATGGAGAAGAAGGGCATCAAAAGTGCTCGTGACTTCCTCCTGGAAAAGTTCCTGGAAGAGGCGAACAAACCTGAGTTCATCAAGGCTTGCTCGCTGCGCTACGACATGCTGGTTCAGGTTACAAAGGATTCGGACCAAGTAGACCTGGTTCGTACCATGATGGCGGTCAAAGAATGTCGTGATGACTTCAAGCTGCCTGAGCCGGAAACAGCTGATGCTGAGAACTTGCTCAATACCATGTGTGCTATGGACCCCAGGTTCTTCACTGAAGACCAGAAGGTAGCCTTGGGCAAGATAGCGGAAAAGATCAAGGCTGTTCCGGGCGATAAGAAAGTGCTTGGCATGCTGAAGAAGATCGCAGGAGCACCATTGATTACACTTCTGAACATCTCAGAAGTACGTGCTGCTTTACGCGATAAGAAGACTGTCGCTTCGACAGTCAAACTACTGAAAACAGCTATTCGTGGCTGAAGGAGAAACCAATGAGCAACAAAGTAACTGTCGTAGGTGCTGTCCTCGACGAAAGGTACCTGACGTTGTACGTGAAGGGTTCTGCTGAGCAGATCCGTATCCCCCAAGGCGATCCCCGTGTCGCCGTCTTCGTCGAGAAGTACGTCCCCATCCTGAGCCAGGGTGGTGAAGTGGACTACTCCGAAGACCTGCTGGTCATCAACAACGTCTACGAGGCCGCCGAGAAGAAGTCCGGTGGCATCATGCGGTTCTTCCGCGTGGCGAAGAAGAAGGTCGCAGAGTTCTTCTCGGCAGCTTCCGCATCCGAGCCGGCTGCTCCCGTCGCTCCCGTCACCGCTGGCGCGGTTCCTGGCGACTGCGCACCGGACACGGATGCTGGGCAGGGTGTAGGGGAAGAGGTGGCCGAGAAGGTCACCATCAAGGATCCCGTACTGGCCAAGGCCGTCGATGACATCCTGGCTCACGCTGTACCGGCATCTGCCCCCAACTTCATGGCTGCGGACCTGGAAGTCCCGTCACCGGATCGCATCGAAGATGAAGATCCCAGCGACGACGTGGGCGAAGGTGACACCATCATCGCCGTGACCGACCAGGGAACCATCGTACCGGACGCCCAGAAGCTCAAGACCCAGCTGACCGCAGCTGTTCAGTCGAAAGCCAAGGGCAGCACTGTCGGCATCGAGAACTTCCTCCGCCGGGCTGGTGCTGTATCTGCCAAGCGCCAACACAGCGTGCAGGATCTGATGCGCTTCATCGAACGTGGGGATCTTCCCATCGCCGATGATGGCTGCATCGTGATCTACAAGCTGCTGTTGAAAGGCGGCCCAGACGGTCACAAGGAGTTCTCCTACCGTGACATCCACTCGCAGAAGGTACCGCAAGGCGTCAGTACTCTGGTGTGCATGAACGAGTCCCTCGTGGACCCGGATCGCCGCAACGAGTGCTCGAATGGCTTGCATGTGGCTCGTCGTCAGTACCTGGGCAGCTTCAGCGGAAACGTGTGCGTGCTGGCCAAGGTGGCACCGGAAGACGTGATCGCCGTTCCGTCCTACGACGCGAACAAGATGCGTGTCCGTGCCTACCACATCCTCTTCGAACTGCCGAACGAAGCCATGGTGGCCCTGAAAGCCAACCGCAGCATGACCGACATCAAGGAAGCTTCCCGCATGCTGGGGGCTGCTCTGGCGGGTCAGCACAGCGAACCTGCCTACCATGTGGAGATCACCGGTCACCGTGGCTCCAGCATCGTGGTGCACAAGGGTCCGGCGAGCACCAAGAACAAGGTGCAGACGGCTGTTCCGAAGAACGCACCTGAAGCCCGCTCGCTTCCGACTACTCCCAATGAAGTCGTCGGCGAGAAGGTAGACGTGCTGGCTGTAGTGGATACTGTCATGCCGGAAACCAAGCAACCGGAACCGGAAGCTCCGTCGCTGACCAAGGACGTGCCGGTATCTGAGCCGAAGCCTGCCAAGGCCGAGAAGAAATCGAAGAGCCGTGTGCCTGCCCGTAAAGCCAAGAAGCTGAAGTCCGTCAAGGTGGAAGCCAAGCCCGTGGCTCAGCCTGTCCGGGACACCTTCAAGGCCAAGGGTGAACCCCTGCCGGCTGATAAGAAGACTGCCATGACCCTGCCCGAACAAGGCAAGGCCCTCTGGGATGCCTTCGTAGCCAGCAAGGGCGACAAGGCGAAAGCTCAGGCTTGCCTGGACTTCAAGAAAGCCAAGAAGAAGGGCTGGTCCGTTCTCGGTATGCCTGGCGACGCGGCTGACAAGTTGGCCAAGGCGCTGAAGTAACAGATCGGGGGAGGCAACTCCCCCTTTCCTTTCTCACAGGAGTTACCATGGACTACTACTTGTTGTACCTGGCTTTGGGTGCCGCTTGGTTCTTCATAGCCATCGGCGATGTCTACAAGGTGCCGCTTAACATTGCCTTCAGCAGGCAGTTCACACCGTCTATCATCGTCTCTCTCAGCTTCTTCCTCACCTTCTTGTTCTACCTGTTCCTGTGGCCTATCGGTGTAATCACCAGCATTTGGCTACGGATGACCAAGAAGTCAACTACCTGATGGATACCCGTGTGTTCCAGTAAGGATTGCTTTATCATGGCAACTGGCTGCTATACGGCCTTGAACTTTGCTGGAGAGTACCAATGCCTTGGAAAAGCGACCCTAACATCTGGGGGGTGCTGAGTGCGATTGCGCTCAGTGTATTGAGTGGGGTGATCAGCCTCACTTCACGGATTGCAAAGGGACACCCACCTAAATTTGTGTGGATTGTCTCTGAGCTATCCTCAGCAATACTCGTCGGTTACCTGATCTACGACGTGTACCCTGTAATCCAACATCTGCTCTACGAGTGGATGACCATGCCAATCTGCATTGCAGTTGGTGGCCACCTGGGAGGTCGAGTCTTCCAGTGGGTTGAGTTCAAGTACAAGGAGAAATTCGGCATCCCGGACTCCTACTAAACCAACCAGAAACCCGCTTCGGCGGGTTTTTTATTGCCTGGAGGAAACCATGGCTGAGGTAATCACTACCGTTTTGGAAATGCCCAACACCGTCATTGCGACGGCTGTCGGTGACAAGATCATGGAAGCTGACGCCTACCGTCACTACCTGGAGTCAATCAACGTTGATCCTCGGTTTGTACTAGAAGAGTACATCGCAATGGTTGCGGAAAAGGATCAGGAGGTGTGGAAGCATGTCTAAGTACGAACCCGTGTTCGATAGCTCTAAGGTAGCCCGGTTCTACCATGTGCGTGGATTTGCTGAGCGCAACGGAAGGCAGGTCAGATTCTTCAAGACTACCTGGGTTGGCTTCCTAGAAACTGACCGAGCCTACTGGGTAGTAGATGAAGATGATCTCAAGGAACTGGAGCATGTCGTACGCATTCGTAAGATCACTGCTGCCAGTGATATCCGTGATCTCGCTAAGGAGAGATACGGTGCCTTTCTCGCCCTGAAAGACGGTAGTACCAAGCGAGCACGCACTTCTGTGAAAGCTGCCTTCTTCAGCATGATCTGTCGTCGTGAACGCCAGTTAACCTTTCTGGAGCGTGACCTCAATAGTGCTCAGTCAATCCTTCTGGGTACTCGCTTGGATACCAAGGTAGCCGAGCGTCTGGAGATGCTGAATACCACTACGGTAGAGATCCCCAGTTCCTGGGATATCGACCAGCAGATCCTGGCAGAGCACAAGCGTATCCACGAGAACGAAGGACACGAAGAAGGTGCACTGGTCTGGGAACCTGATTTCTGACAGGCATTAAAAAACCCCCGAAGACCGCAGTCTAAGGGGGTTACGCATGGTGTCGAAGGAGACTACTGGGGAGGAGCGTGCCCCAGTGACTTCACAATAGCGTAGCTCTTCTGGCATGTCAATCCTGCCGCATGGCTTCGGTCAAGCGCTCCTGCGAGTTCTTGTCGATGGCTGACACAGCTTCCGTACAGGTCGGCGAGCACCACAGAGGCAGCGTTGCTTGCATGCCGCTCAGTGGTAGCTCTGGCATCATCGGCGATGAGGTCGTCACGTAGACGGGAGACTTGCTCCCGCAGGCTACGAGACTGAGCATCAGCAGCAGCAATGCGGGCAGCTTGATCAGCCAGTTGTTCATCAGCATCTTTTTTTACCTCGTTCATGGCTTCGAGCAGACTCTGTTCGATGGCCTTTTTGTTTTCTTCCGCAGTCCTTTCAGCCTGCATCATGCGGAGTTCCCACTCCGCATTGGTCTTGGATTCCGCCTTCACGAAGCCCTTGTTGTAGGCGTAGAAGGCAATGATGGCGAACAGCAAAACCTCTGCTATCCACCGGATCTGGCGGGCTGAGATGGTCATTGGGTCACCACCCTTACCGCCTTGCGGTACAGTTCCGGCCAGGTGGCTTCATGGGGTTGCCCAGGACGCCATTGGCGTATGTAGAGATCCCATGCTTCCTGCTGAGCCTTGATGGCAGGCAGACGGTGTGGGTCCGTGAAGAGCAGGATGCGAGCCAAGGCACAAGCCAAGACATCATCATGCTCCAGGGCATCCCACACTGCGTCTTCAGTTACCGGCACACCCCTGGCCTTGCAGACCGAGTGCACCAGTTCCTTGGTCGATGGCTTCCAGAAGTTGAGCAGTCCCTTGACGGCACCACCCTTCTCCATCTGCCAGTAGCCCTTGGCTGGGCCAAGGGGAAGAAGGACTTTACGTCCCTCGCTGTTGATGGAGTTCACCAGCTGCCTACGAGAGGCAAAGCGGGACTCCTGTAACCCAATGGCCAGCAACATCACGCTGGCCTCTGGACTGTTCATGCTGGCCGGAAGCAGCTTGTAGGCTTCCGGTAGCACTTGGTTGAATACCTGGTCAGCAGTCATTTCGGTTCCTCCGGTAGGGGGTAGCGTTCCTGAATCTCTTTGACCTTTTCAAGCCAAGGAGTGAGGTCAGCTGTCTCCCCGTTCTCCATCGCCAGAGCTTCCAGTTCGATCCGAATCGGTTCGCTCTCCGACTGATAGGCTATCGCTCGGAGGTTCTTCACCTCCTTGAGCGCCTCCTGATACTTCGACATTTCCAGTTCCTTCGGGTTCTGGAAGTCGTTCCAAGCGATAGAAGTCAAAGGGCATCTCCACGGGACCGTCCTCGGTCACCAAAAAAGGTTCGATGATCGACTCTTGAGCATCGAAGATCTCCAGAGTCACTTGGTGAATATACCGGATGAAGAGGTTTCCGTCTTCATAGTGGATGTCCTGGAAAGGAGTACGGCCTATGTAGGCTTGTGGAGGGAGGTACCCTCCCCCAATGAAGGGGGAGAAGTCGTGTTCCTCGCCATCCACAGTGAGCTTGGTGCCGGAGACCGACACCTTACTCACTCGTTCCCGACCTGGAATGTCCACTTGCATGTCAGGCTTGAGGATGAATTGCATTATTTCCACCGTCCTACTGCGACTACTGCGCAGTTAATGAATGAAGTACTGGCAAAGCTGTGTGCAGTATACCCAGCAACCCGGTAGATCTGCACGAGAGCATTTCCATTGCCCACGTTGTAGGTAAACGGACTGGTCACAGCGAAGTAAGGCATATCGTTGATATCAGCACGAGCACCAAGAATAGGCTGCACAGTGATAGTAGGCGGTGCTACGAACCCCATCGGGTAGGTGTAGGTGTACTGCAACACATCCACCGCAGAGTAGGTGAGCCGTATCGTTGCGTAGACGATCTGAGTACCGTCAGCGAAACGTACAGAACGGCCCACGTTCTGGTTGTTGTTGCCGTTGTTCTGGAAGATAGCAGTAGTCAGAGGTTCGGTGGTTACCGAACCCTCCAGTTGGTTAGAAGCCAACAACCGCACCCAGCTTTCCCAACCGTTGTTCGACCGAGCACGGTAGAACACAGAGGTAGCGTAGGAACCAGCACCACCAGTACGCGGGAACAGCAGCTGATACTTCGTGACATTGTCGAACACCGAAGTGATACCAGCATGCCCGTTCGTGGTATCCATGCCCAGCGGAAGACCAGCAGTACCACTCGGTACCGAGTAGAAACCGTTGAGGGCTGCGTTGTCGATACTGTTGCTCGGAAGGGTCTGGTTTGCGATAGGCATACCACCCAGGTAGTTCAGCGCCCCACCAGCCGAGGAAGCCCCCAGCAAAGCCACACCAGTAGGAGTGGTAGACAGGTTACGCCAGCCACCATCTGCACTGTCCTGGATCGGTACGAAGCCAGACAGAGATGGGCTACCAGGTGGGTTGAACAACGGCAGTTCCATGAACTTTAGAGTTCGTGGCTTGGTGACGTTGTTCTCATCCAACCAGGTGAAGGTAGCCAGTTCTACCGGAGTCTGCCAGACGCCCGAAGTATTCGTCGTACGGATGAACAGACGGCCAGTGTAGGCCGGGTTCCACAGCTGCCAGCCCTTGTTGGTGTCGTAGGACTTGTGGTCCACGAAAGCCAGAACAGTGTTCAATCCAGAGGGCAAAGGGTTACCTGCACCAGCGGGAACGTGGTAGTAGCCACTCCGTACACCGGCACCGGACAACTGTGCTCCCGTACGGCTGTCCATGGTGAGGTCACCGTAGCCGTACCGTTGGGTCCAGTCCTGAATGAACGTGACCACGTACTCGGTATTGGCGATGGTCTTGCCGAACGGCAGGAAAGGAGTCTGAGTGGGAACAGTCGGGATACCAGTGAAGGCTGGGCTATCCAACGAGGCGAAGCCATTGGTATCGCTGGAGTTGGAGAAGAACTGGCCAAGCTTGTCGGCGATCTTCTGTGCCGAGGCATCGGTCAGGTGCAGGCCATCACTCGCACCGAGGGCAGGGTCCATGTACCCGTCCTTGGCGATGAGTCGAGCAATGTCCAGCGTCTGGGCCAAACCATTGACCTTGGGCAGTTCAGTGTTCCACCACTGGTCGGTGTAGTCCCGTAGCTTGACGGTAGTGGACGAAGCATCGTTGTACGCCTTCGTGCCCTGCATGGAGTTGAACAGCACCACCTGGGCACCGACAGCATGAAGCTGGTCGATGATGGCTTGGGTGTCAGAGGTGCGCTTCTCCATAGTCATGGTGGCATCGTTCACGTCATTCGTGCTGGCATGCATGAAGACTACCTTGACGCCAGAGTTGGAGATCTCCGACAGCTGGCTGAGGTACTGCCAAGTACGACGACCTTCCACGCCCTGCACAAGCACGAGGTTGTTCCGGTTCGTGGCATACAGCGGAACCTTCCCAAACCAAGTACCAGCCCAGTTGCGATTGTTGTTGTAGGAGTTACTCCCGCGAGTCACACCGTACTCGTTCTGGCCTGCGGCGATGCTGTCGCCGTAGCAGATGAGGTTGGGCTTGCACACCGAGATGAAGTCCAGATCCAGCCACCAGTTCTGCGGGGCTACCGGCATGGACGAGATCTCGATGAAAGCAGGCTTGATGGCATCTACCATCAGACGACCACCACCCTTCTGCCAAGTGCCATTGGGCATGCGGCGGAAGAGTTCGATGTGGCGGTTTACCGCATCGTACTTCACAGCAAGGTCTAGCCAGTCTTCGGTTCCCAAACCAGTGAACATGGTTGCAGCGTTGCGGGTACCACCCTCGGTGCCTTGCATGTGGATGGTGTTGGGTTCCACCAAGCCATTCGCATTGACGTTGAAGTAGACCACGCAGTCCTTGTTGTCAGTAGCGATGAAGCGGATCTGTGCAGAACGGTTCTGCGAGGCGGTACCGGTCTGGGTCTTCACACGCATGTAGACGATCCAGTGGCTGTCCGGGAAGGACACTGCCTGTCGTACGAACGCACGGGAACCGCTGCCATCGGTCTTGGTCAGGCGCATGACGCTACCGTCCGAGACAGCCGTAGCAGGGCCAGATACAGTCCATCGGTAGGGGTCGGTACCTTCGTAGGTGAAGGTTTCGTTCATGCCTACCAGCGGAGGCAGGGAACCACCCTCGACCTTTTCAGCCATGGCGTCAGCCAGATCCCGTGCACGGTCAGCCTCGCTCTTGGAGCGGTCAGCTTCCGTCTTCGCACGGTTGGCTTGGTTGGTTGCAGCAGTTGCCGAGGCGGCAGAACCAGCAGCGGCATTCGCAGCATTGGTCTCGCTGACCTTGGCCGCAGCAGCAGAGGCTTCTGCCTTACCCACTTCGACCTTCGCAAGCTCAACTTGCTGAGCAGCTTTGGTCACTTCAGCCTGAGCCTTGGTCACCTCGGCTTTGGCTTTAACGACCTCATCCTGGGCTTTGACGACCTCGGCTTTGGCTAGATCTACCTGCACTTCAGCACGGTCAGCCTGAGCTTCAGCTTCGTCACGAGCCTCACGGGCATCGACGACAGCCTGGGTGATCTTGTTCATGGCTTCCTCGTCCCACGGCAGATTCGTGGGCGGGGGCATCAGGATCAGTTCCTGCACGTAGACCGGATCAGCAGAGTCCGGCACGTAGAAGGTGAAGGTGTACTGCGAGCAGGGATCGTCCTCGTACTCGTCGTCATCGCCTATAGCAGTGACGCGGTAGGCAGAGGTAGACGATTCCAAGTCCATGGTGAACTCGCCCTTGGCGTCGGTCACCATCTCGTAGGTTTCGGGAATTACGACGCAGTGCTCTGCATCGCTCATGCCAGGACGGGTCAGTCGCACGGTGAACTTCTCGTTCGCCTGTGGGCTGCCATCCGGGTTATGGAAGGTGAAGATCACCTTGGTAGTCATGGGTATATCCTCTTCGAAGGGAGCGTGCAGTGTACCGTTTATTCGATGGCCAACAAAGGATGGTCAATAGTGTAACCGGGTTTGTTGCCGCTGATGAAAGCAGCGATGTACATCCAACCCGTAGGGCCGTTAAGCATTCCAATGGTGAAACCATTGTGCATGAAGGTTGTGTTACCGAAGTCCACTCGGAAGTAGGCACCCTGCTTGATTTTGGTTGCATCGGCATACCAACTCCCCAGTGTACGACCACCAGGGAAGTTAGGGTTGTAGCCGTAGGGCAAGAACCTCTGGATACCACCAAGGAATACTGCTGGTGTGTAGCCAGTATCGAATACGCCATTACCATCAGCGTCAAATACCTGCATACCCCAGCCAGCAGTCTTTGGCATATGCACAGCAACGATCTTGTACTTACCGGAATACACCGAAGGAGCCATACCAGCAAAGTTGGTCAGTACAAAGCGACAACCGGTCCAGTTACCGTTAGAACCGAACCAAGTGAAGTCCATGAAACCATGAGGGCCATCTTGCTTAGCGAAGAAAATTGGCAAGCTCTGGGATCTGATAGGGGTAGGGAACTGCACGTAGATAAAGTCTTGCCCAGGTCTGTCATACTTATAGGATCCTTCGAACACAACAACATAGACGGGATTCAACTCGTCGATGCAGATGTCACTGTTTTCGTTTGTCAGTTTAATACCGTAAGTCATCGGAAGCTCACCACGTTGAGATAGGCTTTGCCATAGCTAGTAGAGTAAGTGTCGTACCACCGGATCTGGTTATTGACGAAACCAAAGTCTACAAACTGAGGCCATGGGTTAGGTGCTAGTTGAAACCAAGTAAAGAAGAAGATGTCCCCCTTACTTGCATCAAAACCAGGGGGCAAATTAGTAGTGCCCCCTAGGACAGGAAACACCTGTTGCCTGTACACAGACCTGAAGGACTTGTTGGTTGAGTCAACGGTGACGTTACCGTTGGCGTCGTAAAAGCGGAATCCGTAACTCATGCTTGTAGGTTCCCAATGTGCACCCGGAGTTTGCCTGCTTGGTCAAACACCTTGATGGTGGCGTTGTTGATAGTCATACGGCCAGTGCCTGCCGTACCGTTGATTTCCATGATCCCGTTGGGACGGAATGCCCAGCCTTGGACACCTGGTTGGTAGTTGTCCGACTGGATGTTGTTCACCACGATATCCTTGGCTTCGATGTAGTCAGCCTGGATCTTACCGTTCTGAACAATGAAGCTGCCATCCTGTGCCCTGAGCTTGTCGAAGGTCAACTTCTGGATGGCAGCTTCCTTGATGTAGACGATGTTGTTGTCGATGATGAACGGATAGCTGCCTGGGTTCTTCGGAGTACCAGGACGACCGATCCAAAAGCGATCTACGTTGAAGCCAGCTTCGACAGTGCGTCCGTCATTGTACACACCAAAGCCACCAACCAAACCATTCACATCAACAGTGGCAGTCCAGCGAGCACCGATCTGGGTAACCTTACCGTCCAGGGTCTGTACCTCTGCAACCAAGCCAACCTTACCAGAGGCCGAGTCTCCGTTGACGGTGGCGTTGATCGTGGTCACTGAAGAAGCCAAGGCATTAACCTTGGTTGCCAGTGCAGTGTTCTCCTGCTGGATTGCTGCGATGTTCCCGTTGAAGTCGGCGTACATGGTGTTGACCGTCTGAACCAGAGAACTGTCAGCAGTTACACGAGCACGAACCTCTTCCTGCAAGATGGCAGTATTCTGATCCATCTTCGCATCGATCTGAGTGAGACGAACACCAAGAGCATCATCGTTCTTGGCTCGTTCAATCTCTTCCTGGGTGATCCCCAGTTTGTTCAGTTCGATCTGAGCGATCTCTTGTCGCAGTTCTTGTGACAAGAGTCCGTTGTCGATCTCACCAGTAAGCTGCTCAATCATCTGCTCAATGAGCGGACGTGCAGTAGCTGTGGCTGGACCAATGATGTCCCCATCAGTGCCATTGATCGAAACCAACTGAATCCAGTAGTAGTAGCGTTGATCTACCTTGGATCCTGGGTCTGTCTTATCGAAGTAGAAGTTACCGTTGACGAAGGCACGGATAGTTGCACCAGCGAAGTTAGCGTCAGTGCTACGGAACAATCGAGTAGTACCAACTGCTCCTGGGTTAGTAGTTGGCCAAGTGAACTCAATGTCGATACCACCGAAGGCAGGAGTTGCCTTCAGCAGCAGATCATTCATGTTGGGGTCACCGGGCTTAGGACCATTCCAGTCCCCGGTTCCGCAGACCCCATTGATGTTGCAAGTGTCTACCATGTTGGTTCCTCCAGAGTTGGTCAAAGTATAACCTCCCTAACCTCCCCCAGCCTATCCACGCAGGAACGCAGTCCGCCGAGGATCGAGCGCAGCGAGCACCGCAGAGCGAGACGGGAGTGGATGCGTGGATAGGCGGAAGGAATAATTGAATATTCAATTTCCCCCGGTCAGGGGTCAGGTTACGGGTCATCCCTTGCGGGCCTCGCTGCGCTCGCTCCTCGGGCGACCACTTCACCTGACCCCTTCCCTGGATGGAGAAGGGGGAGGGTGAGCGCTAGTGGTTGCCCTGGGACGGCCCCTTCCAGGGGCGAACCCCTTCGAAAGAAGAGGGGTGAGAGTCCCCTATTATATATAAGACACTTTCGTGAACATTTTTTAACCAGGAGGTTTTCATGGAAAAACTCACCGCTGAGGACGTACCCTTCAAGGACTTCCCCATCGACTCCATGCCGAATCTCCTGGCTCAGCTGGGCAAGGCTCGTACTGACACCATCCGGTTTCATGGCTTGGATCGAAGATCGATAGGAGGACCACGGACTCGTTGGTTTACCAACCCCCACGCAAAACGCTTGCAGGGGCTTCCTGATGCGTTTTCGGATCGAGGGGTAGAGGACATCCTCTCGGGCATCGCATCAGCCACAGAGGGCTCCCAGAGGCCGTTGTCGGCTGCACGTCTGTTCGTCCTGCTACAAGAACCTCAGCTGTGCTACGACCTGCTCATGGGTGGCATGGCTTTGGAGAAGCGACAAGCGCTTCGCTACATGGCAGCAGCCAAGCTAGCCGTGTTCCACCTCAACCGATACTTTGGAGCAAGCCAATGAGAGATCCACGATACTCGCCTCACCCCGTGTGTAAGGCACAGCATCCACAGGGACAACCCTGTGAAGACTGCGAGAAGCTTCACCACAGGTTGCCGGTCAAGTCAGCAGAACCGGCCCACAAGGTCCAGCGTGATACTGCACCCCTGAATCGCTACCAGCGTCCGATCCCACGTGCCTGGAAGTTCGTAGACGTGTACCGGATCAACATGCTGTTCCCCCTGGGTGAACTGGATCCATCCGGTGCCCTGGACCACGCTCGCAAGAAGCTGATGGCACCAGGTCAACGCAGCGGCGGCAAGAGCCTCTGGCAAGACGTGAAGGAAGCCAGGGATACCCTCAATCGTTGGCTTGAAGACAACGCAGGAGAGGACGACTGACATGGGTCAGATCTACACCAACCAGACGGGTATCCCGATGGCCATGGCTTTGTGGCTGGCTTCGGACTACTACGACTACAGCGAAGCAGGGCTGTCAGCCACCACCCTGCTTAAACCAATCAGGCAGGTTGTACTGGCTCGTCGGATCAAGCCATCCGACTCCATGGCCGATATCGAGGGCATGATCGCCAACCGCATGGGAGCGGCGATTCACGACTCCATCGAGAAGGCTTGGACCGTGAACAAGGACCGGGCACTGGATGCCCTGGGCATCCCTGCAAGCGTCGCTAAACGTGTGCTGGTGAATCCCACCGAGGCGGAACTAAAGGCGTTCAACGAAGCCAACGAGCAGCCTGCTATCACCGTCTACATGGAGCAGCGGTCCAAGAAGGAGTACGCAGGAGTAATGGTATCCGGCAAGTACGACTTCGTGGCAGACGGCCAGGTGGAAGACTTCAAGTCCACCACCACCTTCAGCTACATCAAGGACTCGAAGGACAGCGACTACATCCTACAAGGGTCGATCTACCGTGCTCTCAATCCTGGGCTGATCACCAAGGACACCATGCGAATCCACTTCATCTTCACGGATTGGCAGAAGTTCATGGCGAAGCAGAACAAGGACTACCCTCAGAGTCGTGTGGCTTCGAAGGTATTCAACCTGATGCCCATCGCCGAGACGGAAGAGTGGATCACCAACAGGGTGAAGTGGCTGATGTCCCTGAAGGATACCCCTGAAGCGGATCTGCCCCTGTGCAGCGACGAAGAGCTATGGCGTAGCCAGCCGGTGTACAAGTACTATCGTGACCCCGCCAAGGCTGACCAGAAGGGTGCTCGCAGCACCAAGAACTTCGACAGCCTGTCGGAAGCCATGGCTCACCGTGCCAAGGACGGGAACGTTGGCGTAGTGAAGACCATCCCTGGCCAAGTGAAAGCCTGCCTCTACTGCCCGGCATACCTCCTGTGTACGCAGAAGGACATGCTCATCGCCAAGGGCGACCTCATCGTATAAACCTGGAGTAAATGATGCTCAAGTACGAGGAAATGCAACACCATCCGACCTCGGAACGCATCGTCGAAATTCTGTGTGAGAAGACCCAATCCAAGAACCACAGGTTCTTCAGGATCTTGGTTGGCTTCCAGTTCTCGATGATGGCAGCGCATATGCGTTGCCACATCAAGACTCACGAACGCGGCGAGATTCCGGTCAACATGTACGCCCTCAACCTGATGCCTTCTGGCGCAGGTAAGGGCTTCTCCACGAAGGTGATGGAGGACCAGATTACCTATGGCTTCCGCCATCGGTTCATGGAAACCTTCGACACCGCAGCCGAGAAGCACCTTGACGATCTGGCGTTCAAGCGCCACATCCGTAAGGGGTCCGAACTACCCGACGAACAGGAAGCTGTCCGTAAGGAGTTCAAGTCTCTCGGCCCCCTGCTGTATGACTTCGACTCGGGTACTGGCCCAGCCGTCAAGCAGATGCGTCACAAGCTGCTGATGGCCAACGCTGGTGCGGTCAACCTCGTCGTCGATGAGATTGGCTTGAACCTGCCTGCCATGACCGAGATCATGCCGACGTTCCTGGAACTGTTCGACGTGGGTTCGGTCAAGCAGAAGCTGGTCAAGAACACCAACGACAACCTTCGCGGCGAAGAGATCATCGGTCGAACGCCCACCAACCTCATGGCTTTCGGTACCCCCGGCAAGCTGCTGGATGGCGGCAAGACCGAGGACCAGCTGATGGAGTTGCTGGAGACTGGCTACGCTCGTCGTTGCTTCTTCGGCATGGCTGGCGAAGGCAAGAAGGTGGACATGACCCCGGAAGAGGTCTATGACCTCATGACGAAGAACTCCACCTCCACCTTCATCGAAGATCTCTGCGATGACCTGGAACGTCTGGCAGACGCAAGCAATATGCGTCGAGTGCTCACCATGGACAAGGACACCGCTCTGCTGTCCATCGAGTACAAGCTGAAGTGCGAGAAGATCGCAGCAGGCTTGCCGGAGCACCAGGAAGCCAAGAAAGCAGAAGTGACGCACCGGTACTTCAAGGCTCTCAAGCTGGCAGGTGCCTATGCTTTCGTGGACGACTCGCCGGTACTCACCATGGATCACCTCTACGCAGCCATCAAGGTTGCCGAGGAATCTGGTGAGTGCTTCGACATGCTCATGACCAGGGACCGTCCCTACGTGAAGCTGGCGAAGTACCTGGCAGCGACCAACTCGGAAACCACCGTGGCCGAACTGGATGAAGATCTCCCGTTCTACCGTGGCTCCCGTCAGCAGAAAGACGACATGCTGGTCATGGCTACTGCCTGGGGCTACAAGAACAACATCATCATCAAGAAGACCTACGAACAGGACATCATGTTCCTCCGTGGGGAAGCACTCCAAGCCACCGACATCCATGACAAGAGCATGATCGTGGCCTACTCGCAGGACATCGCGTACGGCTACTTCAACGATCTAGCGACTTGGGATGACCTATGGAAGATGACCCAAGCCAATGGTATCCACTGGATCAACCACCACCTCAATGGTGGGGAAGAGCGAAAGGGTCACCGCAATGAAGAGAACTGCCGGGTTGGTTTCAACCTGCTGGTTATCGACATCGACCATGGGTGCAAGCTGTCCACGGCCAAGGAATTCCTGAAGGGCTACAAGGCTCTTCTGTACACCACGAAACGCCATCAGACGGACGGTAACGGTGATCGCTTCCGCATCATCCTTCCGTTGAACTACACCCTGAAGATGGACGCCAAGGAGTACAAGGAGTTCTACAACGCCGTCATCGAATCCCTGCCTTTCGAGGTGGACGATGGCGTCGGTCAGCGTGCACGGAAGTGGCTATCTCATGCCGGCCACTACGAATACCTGGATGGTGAGTTGTTCGACGCACTGCCCTACATCCCGAAGACCACGAAGGATGAAGAGCGTCGGCGTAACCTCAAGGATCAGGCGTCGATGGACAAGCTGGAGCGTTGGGTAATCAACAACACCGGCGACGGCAACAGGAACAACATGTTGCTCCGTTACGCAATGATCCTTCTGGATGCTGGCTTCAGCGTCAATGCAATCCACGGCAAGGTGAACGAACTCAACTCGAAGATGGCTGACAAGCTGTCGGAGATCGAGATCGCTTCCACCATCATGGTCTCTGTAGCCAAGAAAGCTGGGGCAAACGGCAACTTAGCTTAGGGGTGCCTCCGGCACCCTTTCGCTTCCAACATGGAGTCAATCATGACGCAAGTGAACGACCATCTGGTCTTGGTTTCCGGTCTGTCCGCTACTGGCAAGTCTGCTTGTCTGCGGAATCTACGGGAGCCGGAGAAGGTCATCTACCTGAACTGCGAAGCCGGTAAGCGGCTGCCGTTCAAGTCTCGCTTCATCGAGCGGACGGTGACCGATCCCTACCAGATCCCCACTGTCTTCGATGCAGTGGTAGAAGGGAAGGTAGAAGCCCACACCATCATCATCGATACCCTCACCTACCTGCTGGACATGTACGAATCCCAGTACATCTACCGGGCTGCCAACGGGCAAGCTGCGTGGATGGATTTCCAGCAGTTCTTCAAGGATCTGATGCAACAGAAGGTTGCCAGCAGTCCCTGCAAGGTGATCTTCCTGGCTCACACCAAGGAAGAGTACAACAAGGCAACCATGGCCATGGACGTGTGCGTTCCGGTCAAGGGCGCCTTGAAGAACAACGGCATTGAGTCCTACTTCTCCACGGTGATCTCCACCAAGAAGGTGGAACTAGGGAAGCTGGAGCCGTTCAAGGAGAACAACAAGCTCTTGGAGATCACGCCGCAGGAGGAAATGCTTGGCTACAAGCACGTCTTCCAGACGCAGATCACCAAGGAAACTGTCGGTGAGCGCATTCGTGGTCCCATGGGTATGTGGACGCACGAGCAAACCTTCATCGACAACGACATCCAGAAGGTTCTTGACCATCTGGACTGGTACTACAACTGATTCACGCATCGAAAGGAAACAGCACTATGTTCGGTAACCTCAGCACCAACAACAACAGCGACATCAAGGAAGCCAAGGACAGCATCGGCGGCGGCAGTCGTATCTTCGACACCGACATCTATGCCTTCAAGATCCTGGCCGCCTACGGCTCCGAATCCTCCGGCGGCGCTCTGGCAGTGAACTTCGAGTTCGAAGAGCACGGCACCGGTCGCAAGCTGAAGATTCAGCAGTACGTGACCAGCAGCAAGGAAAAAGGCCAGAACAACTACTACGTGAACGCCGAGGGCGAGAAGCACTATCTGCCGGGCTTCAACATCGTCAACGCCATCTGCCTCATGACCGCCGAAAAAGAACTGGCGGCCTGTGTGCCGGAACAGCGCACCCTGAAGATCTACGACTACGACGCCAAGGCCGAAGTACCCAAGCAGGTTCCGGTCCTCGCTGACCTGACCGGCAAGGACATCTACCTGGCCCTGGAGAAGATCATCGAGAACAAGCGCGTCAAGAACGAAGCCACCGGCCAGTACGAAGATTCGTCGGAAACCCGCGAACTGAACGACGTGGCGGCGGTCTTCCACTTCGGCACCAAGAAGACCCTGAACGAAGCCCGTGCCAAGGCTGAACCCGAGTTCTTCGACAAGTGGAAAGAAGCCAAGGCCGGTACCGTCCGCGACAAGACCAAGAAGGTCGCCGGTGGCGGCGCAGCTTCCGGTCGTCCTGCACCGGCAGGCGGCCAAGCAGGTGGCGGCAAGCCCGCAAGCCTGTTCAGCTAAGCCATGAAGGTCCGGGAACTGCTCGATTCGTTGAAGCGGCAGTTGAGCTACTGCACGAACCCGCAACAACGCGAACGGTTGCTGGACCACACCTTACGCATCCCTGTCCTGAGCCCCGGTACTGTCGGGGCGAGGCCATCTGTGGATGTGCTGAGTGTGGTTCCTGGCTTCGATTGGGATGACGGTTCGATGTTCTGTGAACCCAATTCCGACATCAAGCTGACCGTACTGACCCCTGAAGAAGTGAAGACCATCATGGCGAGCTACAGCAAGGGGACATCTTGGTTTGCCTACCAGGAAACCAAGAAGCTACGGGAAGAAATCAACCGGCTGAAGAAACAGCTGGAGCTACTCGGAGGTAGCGAATGAAAGTCAACCCGCAAGACGTGAAGAACATGATCGTGGAAGAGTCTTTCACGATCCTTCCCAACGGACTGACCACCGTATGCCAGCTTACCCTGGTCAACGGTTGGACGGTCACTGGGCAGTCATCCTGTGTGGACCCCGATGAATTCGATGCCGAGATCGGAATCGAGATCGCTCGTCGTAACGCTGAAGACGAGGTGTGGAAGTTCGCAGGCTACGAACTCATGCAGAAGCTGCACAAGCGGCGGATGGGTGCGAAGGAGCGGCTGAAACTGGAACTCCAGGAGCTTCGTGAGCGGCAAGAAAGGTTGTTCAACCTGCTGCATACCGATGCTGCTGTTGACATCCCGGAGTACGCCTACAGCCTCCTGGAACAGCAGGAAACTGCTCAGCGTAACCTCATCGACATCCTCGAAGAGCGACTGAAGCAATGGCGCGACTGAACGTAATCGGCATGGACCCCAGTATGAGCAACTGGGGACTAGCCTGCGGTCAGTACGACACAACCTCCAACACCCTCAGCCTACGGCATATCGAAGTCATCAAGACTTCCAAGACCAAGGACAAGCAGATTCGCGTCAACAGCGATGACTTGAACCGGTCTACCGAGATCACCACCAGAGTCATGGAGGTGATCAAGGAAGCCAACGTAATATTCGTGGAAGTGCCTGTAGGATCCCAGTCTGCCGCAGCCATGAAAAGCTACGGCATGTGCATTGGGATCCTCTCTGCCGTGAGAGCAAGCGGCAAGCCATTCCACCTGCTCACCCCCACTGACCTGAAGGTCATGGCTTGTAACTCGAAGACAGCTTCGAAGGACGCCATGATCGAATGGGCGGTCAAGAAATACCCCCATCTCAACTGGCCCATGACCTCGAAAGGGGAAGTGATCGCCAGTAAGGCTGAGCACATGGCTGATGCCTGTGCAGCAGCCGAGTATGGGGTCTTCCATCACAATGATTTCAAGCTGGCCCTGGCCATGCTCACTTAAAAGGAACCAAGATGAAAATCGAACTGCAACAAGCCGAAGTCGCCGCTGGTATCGCTACCTACCTGACCGCCAATGGCCTGAAAGCCGACGCTTCCCAGCTGACCATCTCCTTCCAGACCACCCGCAAGGGCGACGGCGGCATCGTGGCTTTCGTCGAAGTACCGGAACTGGCCGTAGCCAGCCTGGTCGGCACCAAGGCACCGGTCGCTACCGAACCGCAGGTTGCGGAAGTGGCCGAGAAGCCGAAGAAGGCCGAGAAGAAAGTCGTCAACACCGAAGCGGCCGCCGGCCTGGCAGCTGCCGTTGCCGAATCCAAGGCGAGCGAAGAAGCAGTGCCGGTCGAAGTAGCTACCGAAGAGCCGGATCCGGTTACCGAGGTGGAAGCCAAGAAAGAAGAGCCGGCAGCCGAACAAGCAGCCCCGGCCAGCACCGGTGGTAGCCTCTTCAGCTAACACCTCTTCCAGGCCGATAGCCCCCGTAACAGGGGGCTGTCTCTACCGGAGTAAACCATGAAAGCCAAGTCGTATTACCTCCTGGCCTTCGCTGCACCCACAGGCGTAGGCACCGTATTCCAGTCGGCCATCCATGCTTTCGAGCAGGGCAAGAGCCACGACTTCACCGTACCACTCATCGCTCAGATCAAGGAGCGTAGCGGTATCGGTGCCAACTCGATCATGCTCAGTGTCTCCTTCCTGGGAACCATGACCGAAGCTGAGTTCAACCCACCGTTCCGTCCTGGAATGGATGCCACCGTTGCATACCTCGAAGGTGTGCGTGCTGGCTTGGAGAACTCCGAGAAAGACAACCCGTACCCCACTGGTTCGGTGGAGGCAGCAGACTACCGTAATGGTCGTATTTCTGGCTTCAGCATGCGTGAAGGCCAACAGCCTCCGCAGGATCACAGTCCACAGTAAAAAGAGCATTCCCTTTTGTCCGCTGATACGTCACTACCTTCATTCCTTTTCTGAAGTTCTCGTAATGGTTACGGGTAGGCGGACTCTTTTTAGTGTTGACTGCCATGTCAGCCTCCTGTAAGTTGAGAACCATGAAGTGGAGACAACCTCTCACCACCTCATCGGCCCCTGGATACCACTACCAAGTAATCCTTGTCCCACTCGATCCAAGGGGCCGTTTACCACCTCCCTAATCCAATGCCTCCATAGACTAAGCCAGCTACCTCAGCTGGCTTTCTTATGTCTATTGACCCAGTAGGCATAAGGGAGTGCTCTGGCCCGTTGCAACGGGTACACCCACCACCCCGCAATGGGGTCCAGACCAGAGCACTCCATCCCTTACACCCAACCAGAAGGAACTTCGCTATGGGCGATTTGAGCAAAGCGTGCATGCTGAAAAACATGCATGTCACCCGTGTGCTACACCTCATCGAAATGCGCAACAAGCTGACGAACACCCTACGGGACAATGCCACCGACGACGGTATGGCTACCCTGGAAATGTTCGACGCTGCCCTGAAGCAGGAAACCGACCGCTTCCTCCGCGCTTTCCGTGCGGTAGGCAACGAGAACATCAACGAGATCAAGAAGGCGGCCGAATGAGCTTGGTAGATGCGGTAGTAGAAGCCAAGCGCCAGGGCGTACAGCACAGCCTTCGTGGCAGCAACTACGAGTCCGACATCCCGCCGAGCCTGAAGGCTCTACTGGATGAAGCACTGCGACTGGCCAACGAGCACAGCATCCCGCTGTACTGGTCTGCCAGCCTGCCCAATGGTGTGATGACTCGTGCTGCTCTCGGCGAGAAGGGCGAGAACATCCACATCCAGTACCTCATGTCCTATGCGGCTGCGGTACAAGATCCTGCCCTGGCACAAGAAGTTGTGCAGAAAGGTATGGCCTTCCTCGACAAGAAGTAAGGAGTCCGTATGGGAGTCCTGAAAGGATTGTTCGGCGCTGGGGCACTGGCAGGAGCCGTGATAGGCATTCTATTCATTGGCTTCGTATTCAGCTGGATCTTCAGAATACTCGGCGTGGTAGTAGCACTGTTCATCGTGCTACTCATCCTCTGCTGGGTAGGATGGGAATGGTTGAAGTATTGCTTCAGCAGGAAGAAGGAGGGGGAGCAATAGCTCCCCCTTTCTTCATTACAGGTTCATCAGACCTTTGATACCTGGTAGTTCGCTCAAGCTGGATGGCCAGGACCACGGACCAGACTGGAACGGGTTGTGCCCGATCCGGTTGATCCAAGAGCTATCCATTACCGATTGCAAGCCACTCACAAAGTGGTTAGCAGCAACCAGAGCCAGTGCACGAGCAGGCTTCTGACGGATCAAGCGAGCGATCACCTTCTGCACACGCAGATAGTACTTGGTGAACATCACCAGACCCATGTCGTTCATGAACTGAAGACCACGGCCAGAAGGCAAGTCGTAGTTGATGAACGATTCTTCAGCCTGACGCAGAGCATCAGCTTTACTCAGCGGATCTTTAGCACGAGTAGTCAGGTGCTCATACAGAGCGTATCGAGCAACCAGATCACTCAGCTGAGTGGTTTGGCTCAGGAACTTGTACACAGCAGTGTCGTGAGTCATGTAGACCTGACGACCAATGTCCCGAACCAACTTCGGCAGCTTGCTGGTGTACTTCTCAGCCTTCTTCTGGAGCAGAGACTTGTAGCTGTACTGCGAGTCATCAGCTTCCACATCTTCTACGATGGTCGGCATCAGTCCGGCATCTACCAGCGGCTTGATCGGGTTGCGACTCAGGCGATCCATCAGCACAGCGATCTCATCCCGTACAGCTTGCTCACCGGAAGGCAGGTAACCAACGTCAAGTGCACGCTGAAGCTGGATAAGCTTCTTGTTGTCCTGACGATACTGGAGAGCAGCCTTGATGCCGGTAGCGTGAGCACGTACACCTTCGGCCAAGCCAACACCTTCCCAAGCCAACAGAGTCATGTTCGAGACAATGTTACCTACGAGAGTGGTGATGTTCTTGATTACCAGGATGTCCTTGGCTTCACGGACCAGTTCCTGCATCACATCCTCAGCACGACCAATGCGAAGTGCAGCCTTCTCACCCAGGATGGCTTCAGCAACTCGTACAAGCACCTTCTCAGCGATGTTGCGTTCGTCTTCTGCCAAACCAAACGGAGTAGTCAGACTGTACTTGCGATAACCCATGATCATGTTCAACTGATCAGCAGGGATCTGCATGTTGTCGCTACCCCAAGTCTTGCGGATCTCACGCTTAGTGTTCTCCGGCAGCAGTTGGTACAACTCAAGCAGCTGAGGATCAGTGCTGTCCTTGCCTACAACCAGGTAGCTGCTAGGACGGTTGGCGTAATCCTCGCGGAATTGGTCGTACATAGCACGAACAACGTCAGCGTTCTGGATTGCGGAGTCAACCTTGTCCACGATCTGACCTGCAAGAGTACCAAGCACCTGTTCCATGGAGTTATCACGATCCAGCAGACTGTCACGGTTGTGCTCAGTCATGGTATAGCGGTAGTCCACGATGGCTCCATTCGGGTTCACCACAGGAGACACTCGGCCCGGCTTCTGCTGGCGAGGATCGTAGGAGCGATCACGCAGGAACATGTCACTCACATCCTGGGCAATGTTGCGCTTGATGGTAGTGATGGCGTTCTTCGCAGTTCCAGGAGCAGCCGACAGCATGTTGGTAGCCTGACGATCCACCTTGGTACCACGAGCATGCACACCGGTGTAGCTCATCGCACCAGTCAGCAAGCCAACCTGACCACTACCACGACGGGTCACCAGAACCTTGTCGGATTCCAGACCAGCACGTTGGTCTACCTGCACGTCACCAGCAACAGCGTAGCCACGCTTCTGGAAGTAGGGCAGGTCACTGCGGTCTACGGCCAGCACTTCGATCTTGGAGTCGAAGATGTCCGGTACATAGCCATCGGTGTACAGACGTTCGGTGCCTTGGAACAGGGCATCCTTGGAGCGCTTACCCAAGCCATGGTGCATGGCCAGGATCAGATCCACACCGTTGCCATCGGTACGGTTGGATTCGGTCTTAAGCACTTCACGGGCACGGCTCTTCACCTGGGAACCCGAGTACTCCCACCCATAGACAGCTTGCAGCTGGTCCAGCAGTTCGATGGCTTTCGCACGATCTGCCTTGGAGGACTGGAGCACACGCTTGGTACCGAGCATGTCTGCGATGTTCGCACTGTTCAGCATCAGGTTCGGACTGACGTTGCCACCAATCACACGGTGGTAAGCCAAGTCCTTCACAGCACCCAGGTAATACTGACCATTCGGCAGTGCCAGCAGTTGGTCTTCGAGGTCTTTGCGGAGATTGGCGAACTCGCCATTGTCCAGAAGGACTTCCTTCAACCGATCCATACCCAGGGCTTCACGAAGGTTACCCATGTTGGTACGCAGGAAACCCTTGGTCAGTGCAGCACGGTCTTCAGTGCTCAGGTACTGACCGTTGTCCTTGAAGCCCTCATTGATCATCGCAGCGGTGTACTCGATGTGCTGCTTACGAGCCATCTCGTTGGACTTGGCTTGCTTGAACAAAGTGTGTGCAGCGAGGTTACCCTCGTGTGCCCCACGCATCTCGTTCACTACCTGCATGGCCATGCCGTGCTGGCTCTTGAAAGCGTTGTCACGGATGCGAGTGATACCGTCCAGGACCAAGCCAACACGCTCATTGGTGATGGTGCTGATGGTCTTACCAGCTACCCGAACGAAGGGGCTGTCCGACTGAGTGAAGAAGGTCGATTCAGCGATCCGGTTCAGGTTGTCCTTGATGGCTTCCCCGGTGTTTGCCAGGGCAGTTTCCACCTGGTCCAGGGCACCCACTTTCTGGTCAGCCAGACGTCCACGACGCTTGGCTTCGATGTCCACCAGACGATCCACCAGGGTGAACAGTCGGCTCTCAGCCACCTCACCCGGACGAGTCTTGTCGTGCAGCTGACCCAGGCGGGTAAGCAAACGTCGGAACATCTCAACCAGACGAGTAGCCAGTGGCATACCAGCCAAGGACTTCTCGCTGCTACGAGTAGTGAACTGAAGCAGGTTCGCTACTTCTTGGCTCGCTACACCCAGGGCAGCAAAGCGGCTCAGGTAGTCGCTACGGGAACCAACACGCTCAGGGCGGAACAGGAAGTTGTACTTCTCCTGTGCCACATCCTTCTCTGCTTGGGTGGCTTGGTCCCAATCACCAGCGAAGAAGTCCTTAGCAGACAAGCGATACTTGGCTTCACGCCAGAGGTTCTCCAGGCTGCTGCGGATGAAGATTCCATCGTTGCTGTTCAGGGTGGTGGCCACAGTAGCCTCGACCTGCTCCAGCACGTAGGCTTCCTGCGGGCTGACAATGAACGCCGAAGCCAATGCCTGAGAGGCGAAGGGCAGGCGGCCAGTGTCCAGAGCCTTCAGGACAGCATCAGTGGTGGTCAGTGCTTGGCCACGAGCAACCTCGTTGCGGAATGCACCCATGGGACCGTAAAGCTCGGTGACGATGCTGTTCAGGACAGACTTCAGCTTGTTGCTGTGAGCCACGGTAAGCGGGGTCTTCTCGCTCTCCAGGGCATTGAAGATCTGTTCACTGCTCATCGCGTTGACCTGATCTACAGCGTCCTCGTACTTCAGGGTCAGGTCGCTACGTTTGGCCATCTGTGCAGCAGCCTCAGCGAACAAGCCAGAGGTATTGCTGATCACCAGAGCCATGGCATTGGTATCGGACGGCTTGGTGTCACGGAACAGCAGGGCAGTCAGGTTACGAATGAACCGCAGCAGCCCGTCAGTGAAACCAGCATCACGCTTACCAGCAGGCATCTCCAGCTTCTTCAGGACTTCTTCCTGGAAGCCCTGGTTGGTCATGCCCCAGCTAACAAGCTCATGCACGTTCGACACAGCGTTGGCGTACTTGGCAGACAGACCACCGTTCTTGCTCAGCATGTCGCTAGCACGGGAACGGATCATCTCCAGGTCGTTGACCATACGCCAGGGCATGGAATCGTAGTTGGAGTTGGCTTGCTTCTTGTCCAGTTCACGCTGGATGGTACGGCCCAGGCTCACATGGAGCAGTTCGTGGGTCAGCATCTCTTCGGTGATGCCCGACTCGACGAACTCAGGACTCTTCACATAGAGAGCTTCGAAGTTGCCCTGGGTTGCATACCAGCCACGAGCCTTGCTCACACCCTCGCCGATGGCACCGTCAGGGCCAGTGGTAGAGGTGACCAGCTTGACCGGTACATCTTCGCGGATGGACCGGAGAGCAGCACGCAGTACCTGCTTGCGGAACGGGTCATTGGTACGGGCTACCAGAGCCTCAGCCAGACCACGAGTGGTCAGGTCATTGGTTTCGGTCAGTAGATCCACCAGTGCTTGGTCAGACGGAGTTACCGGCTGACCAAGTTCACCCCATACCGAGGTCTTGGCACGGCTGTTCTGCTGGACAGCTTGGACTACCTCAGCCGCACGATCTTCCGGCAGAACTTCCTTGGCAGACTCCAAGCTCAGGTTGGATTTCTCCATCACTTGGGCTACCTGCTGGATGTCCTGTTGCAGCTGACCCTCAGCCTTGATGCGGTCCATGGTGTTCAGCGTAGTAGCCGGAGCCAAGGACTGTACCGAGTCATTGCGGAGCGGCTTGCGAGCAGCAGGCTTGGCTTCACGAGGGGTAGCCTTCAGCTGGGCGTCGATAGCATCAGCCATCGTTTCCGCTTCAGGATTGAAAGTGCTACCGATCTCTTCACGAGCCTTCACAGCAGCGGCACGGTCAGCATCGGTGACGATGTAGCTACCGCCATCAGTGGCGTACTGACCCACTGCACGCATGTTGGCCAGCATGTTCAGCTTGTCAGTATCAGCCTGTTCAGCGACGTGACGGATGCTGGCCAGCTGAGTAGAGACGGTGGTCTTCTGGCTTTCCAGGTACTTGCCGAACTGGTTTGCAACCTGCGGATCCTGTACCCACTTACTGAAGCCAGCAAGAGTACGCTCGAAGGTCGAAACCATCTCACTGGCTGCCGAGTAGTTCAGCATCAGCTTGAAGGTTTGCTCGTTCAGACGTTGGCCAGCAGCGTCCATACCCAGTACACCCACACCGTGAGCATCGTGGATGTTCAGGACATCTTCACCCATCAGTGCATTGTGGGAGATGAACGAGTCACCTGCGTGGGTAGCAGTGATGAACGGAGCTACACCCGGACCTTCGTTGACGGTGGTCATGCCACTGGCACGGAAGCTCTTCACGGACTGCTTGCGGCCTTCCTCATCGGTGAACTCCAGAGGTTCAGCGAAGTGGACTTCCGAGCGGTACAGGGGAGAGTCGTTCAGTTCCCGACGAGTCTTCGCCATCAGCATCCCCGAATCCAGGTCACCACTAGCTTTCGAGAAAGCGGTGTGCAGGATCGGTTCCATGTCCTTCAACTCGTTGCGGATCTGGTCGATCTGAGCACGAGTGAGGTCAGTAAAGGGCTGGCCATCATTGCCACGAGGCAGGTTGGCCGAAGCCAGTAGCTCATCACGGCGAGCCTGGAAGACAGCTTCGTACATCTGGAAAGCCATGTTCGCAGTCTTGTTGATGGTGTCACGGCGAGCGATGAAGACCTCGTAGGTATCGTTCAGTGCACTCTCTACCTTGCTACCCAGCAGGTCATAGAAGGCAGCCTTGATGGCGGTCTGCTGGACCGGGGAGTAGACAGTATTCAGTGCTTGTTCGAAGCCCATGTCGGTAGCCCACAGCTGACGCTTGTCGCTGTTCTTCGAACCAATGAGGCTGTTCACAGCAGCGATCACTTTGGACAAGGCAGCTTGGTCACCAGCATTGGCAGCGTCTTCCATCTTGGAGTAGATGGTTTCGATGAAGGCATCAGCCATACCGCTGACAGCAGTCTTGGTGTTGGAACCAAACATCATTGCGGTCAGGGGCTTCTTGATGACGTTACGACCCTTGGACGATACACCGCCTTCCTCGTTGGTCAGCACACCAGTGATGACTTCCACAGAGGACAGCAGCGGGTCATTGCCCAGACGGTCCAGCACAGCCTTGATGGTACCCTCGTACAGGTCCAGGTTTCCCTGTGCCTTGTAGTCGTTGAACTGGGTGTACGGATCTTCCAGGCTGAAGAAACCACCCTGGTTCAGGGTATCGAAGCCCTTGGCACCGGACATCAGCAGGGACAGCATAGGACCGTTGGTCACGCCATCCACTTCGCCAAGCAGCTGGGTGGTGAAGGATTCAGCACCGTTCTCACGGGCGATCTTCTCTTGAGCCAGGGCTACCAAGCCATCCAAGCTGAAGAACTTCTCACCAGCTTCAGCCACGGCAGCCAGGATTGCGGACTCGTTGGCTACGGTGTCTTGAGCCTCACCACGCAGGATTTCAGCCAGGGCAGTTACACCAGCCTGGATCGCAGGGGTGTTCACCTTGCTGTCGTACTTGGCCAGCACTTTCGAAGTGTTGTTGCCCTCGGTCTTCACACCGAAGGACTCCAGTACGCGAAGCTTGAAGCTATCCATCTCTGCCTTGTTGGACAGATTGATGGTGTTCTCCCAGCCTTCCATTGCCAGCATGTGGCGATGCACCTTGCTGGTCTGCGGGTTGATCATGTTGGCAGTCAAGCCAACACGCTGAGGCTTCCACACGCTCCGGTCGAAGTACAGCGGCTGTTCCAAGCCAAGGTCAGAAACCTCCTGGATCCGACCAAAGAACTCGTTGAAGTTGTCGATCTGGCGTACCAGTCCATCGTTCTTGGCTTGGGTGCCAGCACGGTTGGCCTTGTGTACGAAACCACCTTCAACATCTACAGCACCAGCGATGGTGGCCAATGCGTTCTCGGACAGGTTGCCCCAGACTTGGAACATGTCCTGACGGAGACGCATGGGACGCTTGCCTGCATCGTACAGGATCTTGGCCAGTTCCTTGGGTACCGGCTGCTGAGTACGCTTGGCGTTCTTCTGGGTGAAGGGTACCGGAGTGAAGCTCGGCTCAGTCTGACCTTCAGTCGAACCGAACAGCTTGGCCAGGATGGACTGGCTTCCGGTATTGGCTTCACGGATCTGGCGAGCAACTGCACCCGGAACCAGCTTACCGTCTACACGCTCACTGACCGGGGTCAGGAAGTAGTGCTTGACGCGGGGGTTGGCCGGTTCATTGGAGTCCATCAGGGACTTCAGCTTGGCGTCGCTGACAGTGGTGATCTTTGCCACACCCATCTTCACCAGCAGAGCCAAGGCATGCTCACCCAGGGAAGCTTCCAGACGAGCACGCTCGTTCACAGGAGCATTCGGCAGGACTTCCAAACCAAGGACATCAACGATCTTGGCACCCAGCTGGGAAGCTGCGGTGGCCTGGCGAGTACCTACGTTGCCCAGGACTGCATAGGCAGCTGGAGAGACTTCTTCATCAGCGTCCTTGCCCAGGATGGCATTGATACCGGCATCGGTGTTCACCAGGTTGTTGGCAGCATCGATAGCCCAGTCGTACGCACCGTAGGCAATGGCGGTGGTCAGGTTCTCGTCCAGAGTACCGTCAGCATTCACCAGGAACTGAGCATAGTCCCGGAAGTAGTAACGGCTGGCGTCACTGGTCTTCGAGGTGTATGGCTTCAGCGTTCGCTCGATGATCGGCTTGGCAGCACGTTGGAACTTCATGAACTGCTTGATGGCAGACTGTTGCTGACCAGTGAAGCTCTTCACACCAGCGAATTCAGCCATGCGGCCTTCACCAGTACGGATCTTGGTAGCGAAGTCTTTGACTACTACCAGAGGCTTCTGAGTGTCACCGTCATTGCGAGCCGGGGACTGCTGGAAGAAGGCGGAAACCAGATTGGTAGTCTGATAGTTCTCAGCAGCAACTTCCTGACCACGCACAGCTTCACCCTCACGGATAGCCGTGAGTTCACCAGTTTCGGCCTCGGTAGCAGGTTCTGCCTGGATCGACTCGGTTTCACTGACTGGGACATCTTCAGTGACCTGAGCGATAGGCGCCTCTACCGAGGCCACCTCTTCAGCTACCTGTACGGGCGCTTCCTGTACAGGGGCAGCTTCTTGCACCACAGGGGCCGGACGAGCAATCGGACCAGCCTTGACCAGTTCACCCAGGGACTCAGCCGAGCGGGACAGTGCAGTGGCTTCCAGTGCTACAGCATCACGCAGCTTGAAAGAGCGGGCGGAGATCTCCAGACCACCAGCCGACTTCAGTTGGCGGGCAGTCATGGACTCCGGTGCTTCGGTCCAGTTGCCGGCTTCATCACGTACGATACGGATGGAGTTGTCGGTACCTTTGACCTGTTGATACGCAGCGTCGATGGCGTTGAACTTCGCCACACGACTGTCAGCGAAGGCACGCAGTTGGTCTACCTGACCAGCAGCTGCTTCTTCGTTGCCGTTCATCAGAGCCATACGCACAGCGTTACGGTACTGAGGCAGACCTTTGAAGCCATCACCACCAGACTCGATGTCGGTGCGTACACCGCTCAGACCCTTGAGTTCGTTGAGTGCAACCTGTGCTTCACTGAAGCTACGCAGGGATGCACGCTGCTCAGCGGTAAGGGTGTTGCTGGTGTCAGCCACCAGAGCATCTACCTGCTCCAGGCTTAGGGCATCCGGGTTGATCATGGTCAGGGTGACCAGACGCTCGGAGGCTTCTGGCTGGACAGCAGCTTCCTGAACCAGAGTCTCTACCTCGGCAGCCTTCGGAGCGGCTTCCACCTGGAAACGCTTGATGGCGTCACGAGTAGCGGTCAGTACCTGCTGAGCATCCTTCAGTTCCTTGGCTTGAGCCTGACGCTGCTCAGGAGTGATGTTGAGGATCTGCTCACGTACGCCGCTCAGGTTGGCCAGTTCTTCGTCCAGGCGGGCAACGGTAGCTTCATCAGCACCCTGCTTGGCCTGCTCACGTTGTTCGATGGCTTGCTCTACCTTGGCCAGACCTTCTTCACTGAACAGGACTTGTTCCTGCTCCAGCTGGGATACACGCTGGGCAGCTTCCTGCTCGATGGTGTCAGCCTGCTCCAGGGCACGGTCCTTGACCTCTTGGGTCACACCATCAGCCATGACTTGTTCCTGGAGAACTACCACTGCACCAGCAGGGTTATAGGACTCCGAGGTCACATCGGTCAGGGCAGAGATGTCGCCGGTTTCACGGGCAGCATTCACAGCTTCACGCGAAGCCAAAGCAGCCTCAGCACGGGTAGCACCAGAGCGGGCACCTACAGCAGCACGGCCACCGATGTTCATGGTTCCGCCGACAGCAGCACCAATGGTTGCAGCTTCGACGATCTCTTCCAGGCTGGTGTCTTTCAGGTGAGCAACGTTCTCACCCCAGGTTTGGTAACCCTCGGTCACGCCTTCACGAGCGCTAGAACCAAGAGTAGAGCGGATCAAACCACCACCTTCACCACGGATACCACGCAGGATGCCAGCATCGGCTACCTGCTCAGCTACCGCCAGTGAAGCAGCAGCAAGACCCATCTTCAAACGATCGTCAGCATCCGGCAGTTGGCCTTGGTTCTCGGCCTGATACTCAGTGATTCCTTCACGGTATTCATCCGAGGCGTAGCCCACGTTGGTAGCAGCACCCAGCACAGGGTTAGCGGCATAGGCCAGCATCTGCGGAGCGTTTTCCACAGTGTACTCGCCGACTGCCAGCGGGTTGGTTGCCGATGCACCGATAGCGGTAGCAGCGGTCTGGCCGACACCGAGTGCACCTTGCACCAAGCCATCCAGAATCTCGCCACGGCTGAAGGACTCGCCTGCATTGCGGAGACGTTCTACGCCACCAGCAGTCGCATCAGCGATGTCGTCGCTCAGTTGGTCACGGCGAGTAGTGTCTACGATGCTCGACCAATCGAAGAACTTGTCCACGTTGGTAGAGAGCTTGCGGAGTTCATCCACACCTTGCATACGTTGCAGCATGGTCTGGTGAACACCGTCGTCACCGGCAGCAGTCTGGCTCAGGATGGCTTCATCACCTTCCTGCATCTGGCCGGAGACGTAGCGGTTGTAGGCTTCGATGGCTTCGTTGGTTACACCAGCCTGACCCATGTCAGCAGCAGCGTTGATCGGCAGAGCAATCACGTCGCCGAGAGCACGGCCAGTACCGGATACGAAGGAAGCAGCAGCGTTGAGGATCTCAGTGCCAGCAGCACCGGGGGTGATACCCATCTTGCCGATGAGGGATTCTTCCACGTTGCGCTTCTTGCGCTCGCGGATGCCGTCGAGGTCGTAAGCCTTCTGCGAACCCTTCATGTCCAGGCCCACACTGGCAAAGTCCAGAGCGTCGAATGCCGGGGTAGCCCCGGCATTCGCCTCTTGACGATCCGACAGGAATTGATCCAAGTCGAAATCAGCCATCTATCGTTTCCTCCCTCGTAGTGCAAAAGTTAGATCATCGGTTGGGTCCATGGTAACACCCTTTTCCCGTTCTGCCGAGCGAGTTACCTTAACGGCATTTGACCGTTTTTGGTTGGCGATGTCCGACACGGTTTTCAGGAAGTTTTCCCGGATGGTCGGAGCGTCTTCTCGCATCTGAGTCATGCCATCAGTGGTCATGAGTTCGATGATCCGTTTCTCCACGTCACCGGCATTCTTGAACAGCCAAGTGTTCGTGGTGTTGAACGCCTGCTCCAGTAGCTTCGACGGGACTACAGCAGTACGTCCGTCCGGCAGCTTGATGCCATTGGTAGCGAAGTCCACGAGCATGTTGTTCAGATCCTGGCGGTCACCTTCCCAGCCGAAACCAGACTTCACAGCCTTGTCTACGATCTTGTTGACCGAACCCAGCGGATCCTTGTCAGGCTCGACAAACGGGTTACGTGCAACTTCCCGTTCGTAGTCCTCGGTAGCCGTCCGTTGCAGGGTATCCAGTTCTGCGTTAACCGCACCGATGGTTGCTTCAACCTTCGTGCGATCTTGCGGAGCCAGACCCTCCAGGGATTCCCGGAGTTCCATCTCTTGCTTGGCCTGGGCGATACCCTTCGAGCTTACCCCTGCATCCACGAGAGACTTGAGTACAGCATTCCGCCGCTCGGTAGGAGAGGTATTGGCTTGTACACCAGCTTCGTTCAGCGCATTGCTGAAGGCATCAAGCTGGTCTTGCGAAGCACGGCTCATGTCGGGCATGCCCTGGTCATCGGTAGGCATACCGACTTCCTTGCCCACGATCCGCATGATCTCGCTCTGAGCCTGACGGGACTCGTCGTAGTCCTGGAAGGTAGTAGCGATGGTTCCCGAAACCAGCTTCGCTTCATCCCGATCACGGCGTAGTTCATCACGCTGCTCACGAGTGAAAGCCAGGTTCTCCCGACCAGCAGCCATGGAGAGGGAGTGTGCTTCAGCTGCCCGGTTGGCCGCTGCCTGTGCACGCTGTTCACCAGCTGCCCGGTACTGCCGATTCTGTATAGCATCCTGCACACCGGTGAGTTCCTTGCGGATCTCGCCCTCGTTGATCAGCTGTTGCTCAGCCAAGATCTGGTTGACTTCACCAGCACGGCCTTCAGCTGCCAGGGTACGAAGCTGATCTACGATGCCTCGTTGACCTACCTCAGCCTGCATGTCGTCGAACTTCTGAGTAGTAGCCGCTTGGTTCTGCTGAGCACTGATCTGCTTGGTGATCGCATCGCGAGTAGCAGCACGATCCAGGTTCATCCCCATCGCATCACGTTGGGCCTCCAGGCCACTGCGATAGTCTGCGTTGCTGAGTTGTTCCAGGGTGGATGCTGCCACCTGGTCCAGATAGCTTTGCGTGTTGGCTTCACGCTGCAACTTGGCATTGTTGACGTTCATCTCCTGTTGACGGGAGATGATGTCACCCAGTGCACCAAGTGCTTGTTGGACACCGGTAGTCCCAGCAGACATCGAAGATGCACTACCAGGACTTACCGTTGCACCAATGTTACGCCAAGTGATCTCTTGGGCCATTAGCGAATCCGGTTCCGTTCCATGTAGGAATCCACAGACTCATAGGCCGTGGGGTTGGATGCCACTCGGGCACGCTGCCGGTCTTCCAGGTTGGTATTGATCGACTGGCGTTGAGCACCATAGTTCATGTCGAACTGACGACGAGACTCTGCCAGCTGATCCCGTGCAGCACGCTGCTGTCGGTTGGCACCAATGGCACCGAAGACAGCTTGGCCAATGCCCAGGGCAGGCATCACCCAGCCACCGGTCTGAGCACCGCTCGGAGCAACACCACCGAACATGGAATCACGGCTGAAGATGTTGCTGAAGCCAGACATGAAACCACCACTACCAGAGGCAGCAGCATTCACGTCTACAGCAGGCATCTGCATCTGTAGTTGAGTTTGGGGACCACCCAAGCCAAAGGAACCGAGAGTGGAAGTATCCAACTCGACTCCGAAAGGCATATCACTGTACGGATAGGCCATTGTTGATTTCCTCTATGGTTTCGTTTATGGAAGGAAGCTGTAGCTTAGCATCTACAAAGTATTCCGTCAGTTGGAAGCTTGCAGCCCCAATGTTCCCCGCATGGACAGTTCTGGAGAAGAAGTCATCAGTACTTTCACCCAGGATAGTCAGCGGACGGTTCACGAAGTCTTCACCCTGAAGTGCTTGGAACTGAACCAAACCAAGTTCACGACGCTGGTCTTCCAGACTCTGGAGTTGGTCAGCGTAGTACGTCTGGTTCCGTTCCAGTTCCTTCAAAGTATCCATCAGACCAGCTTGTTCCATGGTCTGCGATTCCTTGGCGATACCATGGCTCACTGCCATGAGGTTCTCGCTCCAGGTAGCGTTATTGGACATACCGTAGGCACCAACAGCCAGGGCAGCTACCGCAGCCAGGATACCCAACTCAGGCCCAACAGCACGGACGAACAGCTTCACACCGTAGCTGACGGCCAGGGTAGTGACGATCATCTGCACTATCACCATGGTCAGAGCAGCCACTCCGAGGGAGGCTGCTGCGACGATGGTTCCCCAGGCACTACCAGCTGTGAAGATGGTGACTGCCACAGACACTACAATCAGGATCACCTTGAAGAAGCCACTGGCATACCAAGGGGTCTTGATCTGTACCTGGGTGTTGATCGCCATGTGCAGGCTACGGCACAGGAGTTGTTCCTGTGCCCTCAAGCCAAGCTGACTGAGTACTACTCGGTCCACAGGGATCAGCAGTTCAGGTTGACCCAGTTGGGCTACGTGCCCTTTCTTGCTGGTGATCTGGTAGTGCATTGCCGGGTTGTAGATGATCACCTCGTCGTACATGGAGTCCATGGCCTGACGGGTGTAGGTATACGCCGGCTGCTGGGTCTTGATCTGTCCAGAGGACTTGTCGGCCATACCAGACTTCACATTGATGAAACCAATAGGACCAACCTTCCCGGACTTACGGTTTACCGTGATACCGCTGAAGGAGAAGTCCATTTTGAAGTACTTGTCCCGCATGGTGATCATCTGGTCAGCAGTGTTGGAGTAATCCCCTAGCTTGCCCTGGAGGTTCTCTGCCTTCTGGATCTGAGCCAGTGCCTCCGAGTGGAGCAGTAACAGGTACTCGAAGATGTAGGTCAGCTGGTCCTGGTTCGTGGCACCTGGTGGCACACCGTAGAACAGGACTACCTGAGCCACGTCACCGATGTCCGGGTCAGCATGGACCCCATCGATAAGCTCGTCGATCCCAATGCCAGAGATCTTGGCCACTTCCTTCACATCCTTGTAGGCATTGCCTGGGATGTCCTTCACGTTCATCTTGTTGAAGCGGCAGTACATCCACGGGTAGTAGGTACCTTGCTTGGTGTAGTCGAGGTTAAACACACCATCGATCAGCGGGTAGGTTCCCTTGCCGTCCTGGTAGGTGAAGAATCCCTGGGTTCCATTCTGCCTACGGAACCGAACCTGATGGTAATCCAGGGACAGGTCCAGGTTCATGATCATGCGAATGGTTTCCTGCTTGATGACCCCCTGGGCATCCTTCCATTCGTAGGTCAGTAGAACGTAGTCCTCACCGAAAGAGTTGTCCGTCCGATAGGGTGACCACCCAGCGAACTGACCCATTCCCCCAATGGTGTTGTACGGACGGCTTGGAGTGTACCCAGACTTCGGACTGAAACCAAAATCCTGAAGCATGCCCTTGTTCGCTGTCTCGTCTGCCCATGCCACAGTGTCGGTCTGGAAGACAGGGATCATGTCGAACAGGTAGACCTTCGAACCCTTCGTGGTGCTGAGTCCAGGCAGTTCATTGGTCAGAGGGTTGTACTGGTACAGCCGAACCAATTCAGTGAATCCCCAGTGCAGGGAGTTCAGTGGACCGAACTGGTTGTAGTAGGTGGTGATCGTACCCTCGCTTCGTGCGATGGTTTGAACCACTACAGTACGAGCATCCACACCATTCACTACCTTGGACTCTGGCAAGCCCCAGTAGTAGTTGTTCCGCTGTGCCCACAGGTAGGCAGTATTCGCCCGTACTCCAATGGAGTCGGACAGCTTCTCTAGGATGTTCTCGACGATACCAGTCTCGTGGGTGATCCCCTGGATCACACCAGTACGAGGAGAGTCCGGGATGTGTGCATCATCGAACACTCGTTGCACTGTAGTGTTCACCACAGTCTTCTTCTTGCTACTGAACAGACCCATGCTGTCCTCCAATAAAAAAAGGGGAACCGAAGTTCCCCTTAGTGTACAGCACGCTGTTTAGGCACCGACACCAGTCATCAGCATGTTCACTACCCGCCCGACGTTGGCATCGTCCAGCCGGTTGGTGGTGTTGGCTTGAGTACCGGTATCAGTGGTACGGCGTACGTTCCAGGTATCGATCAGGATCTTGGCAGCCTTCTGCTCAGCGTCACGCTTGAAGCCATCAGCCTGAGCCTTGTACAACTCCTTCTGGCGACCGATCACAGAGTCGGCATCCACACCAGCACCGATGGTTTGGGCACGTTCGGAAGCTACCTTCTGGCGTACCAGAATGGTCTGCTCCTGGGTGTTCAGACCTTGGTCCTTGGTCAGATCGAACTGAGCCTTCAGCAAGCATTCCTGAGCCACGAGGTTCAAGAGTTCCTGCTTCATGTTCAGGACTTTCTGAGTGGACTCCAGTACCTGCTGTTCCATGACCTTGGTCTGTTGGACAGCAGTCAGTACGTCTTGCTTGGTCTTCGCAGTCTGCTCTTTCACAAGCAGGTCTTGGAAACCAGCAGACAGGATCTCTTGGTCGATCCGACGAGTCTGTGCAGTCTGTACCTTGGTCTGTTCCTGAACCAGAAGATCCTGGAAGCCGGCAGAACGAATCTGAGAATCCGGCAGCTTCGCTTGTTCCAGGGTCAGTTTGACCTTGGCAGCGATAAGCTCAGCGTCTTTGTCAGCTTGTGCGATCTGCTTGTCCAGCAACTCACCTTGCTTCTCGGTGAGCTTGATCTGTGCTTCGACCAGTGCAGCCTTGTTGGCGGCTTCATCCTTCTGAAGCAAAAACATCACGGCGTTCTGAAGAACAGCCGTGATGCCACCAGTGAGAACAGCTGCGTACTCCTGCCCCTTCAACCGCCCTGCATCGTGCTCTTTGGCCAGATGCAGGCGGGTGACTTGCAGGAGTTGGTCGAGAGCACCCTTACCGTCTAGCTTGACCTCAGTGAGGTCGGCAATGGTAATTGGCTCTACGGCCATGGCTTAGTCCTCCTTGTAGGAACCGTTTACTGCCTGTTGCTTGCGGAGGGATTCGAGTTCATCCTCGCTCAGCTGCGGCAGGAGTTCCACGGAGAATTCACGTACTGACTTCGACCGGCGTACCTTCTGCGGACCCATCGGGGTCTGCTCGGTGACCGTGTAGAAGTGCTGGTACTGCTTGGACTTGATGAAGTTCAGCAGGGCTTCCGGCACATGCCAGTCCACCTCGAACGGAACCAGACGACGGATCGTGCCGATCTCGTCGTTGCCGATGCTGAAGTACTCCGCATCCCAGTCGTTCTTGTTCGGGTTGTGGCAGGTGATCCGGCAGCGGATCAGGCGATGGGCAGCCATGCGACGGTCACGACGCAGTTCGCCTTCGGTCTTCGGACGCGGTGCTTCGGCTGCCTTGAGGGCAGCTGCACCAGCTTCGGCGGACGGCTTCGGGATGGACGAGGTAGCTTCGGTGGCTTCGTCTTCTTCCTCGTCGCCGACAGCTTCGTCGTTCAGGACGGCATTGATCTTTTCACGCAGCTTTTCCACGCCGGTATTGGAGCGGAAGGAGATGCCGAGGGCAGTAGCTTTTTCTTGTAGGACTTCCAACTCGGAACGGGTATCCGGGGATTCCAGTGGTGCTTCACTCAGGTTTTGCAGTTCGTCGAGGGACATGGGTGATTCTCCAGGGTAAGAGTTAAGAGGGGGAGGTTACCCTCCCCCCTTGCCTAGTTACAGGCGTGCCACGGTCTTCAGCAGGGCGATCCACTCGGGGCGGAACACCATGAAGCCGTAGTACCACTTGATGGACATGAAGCCCATCTCGCCGTACGGGTCACTGCGGTCGGCAGTGGCTTCGCCAGGACGCTTGGTGATGATCTTGAACTTGACGTTCTTGCCGTCGGTAGCGAAACCGACAGTGGTGAACGCCTCGGAAGCCACACACAGCATCGGGAAGACACTGTACTTGCCGCCCGACTCGTGCATCGGAACCTGGTCGTTCGGGTCCACGGCCTTGCCGACGCCAGCCCAGTGCATCATCTGCGGGTTGACGATGACGCGGAAGCGGCCCAGCTGGCCGACTTCGCCGTGCATGGTGGCACCACCGGCAGCGTACTTCTCGATGGGGATGAAGGCCGGATTGCCGTGGTTGTCCTTCATGGCTTCGATGGTCGGAACCAGATCGGAACCAACGTACAGAGCACGGGCGTTGCCCACGGTACGGGTGTCGATCATGCGGGTACCGGTGATCATCTTGATCTTGGTCGGAGCACGCGCGTTGTCCAGGTCCAGACGCAGACGCATCAGCGAGTCGTAGGTGACCTCGGTGGTGGCGTCGACTTCAGCGTCGGAGGTTGCAGCGCCCGGATAACGGACGGTGCCGGCCGAGTTGAGCAGGTCGATTTGCAGCAGGTCTTCGGTGATCTCGTTCGCGCCCTTCACCATTTCGGTGGTGACGTGACCTTCCATCGCCGGATCGCTGTCGAAGTCGAGTTGCTCTTGGGTGTACTCGCGGAAGAAGCCGTACTTCTCCAGCTTGCCCTTGATCTCGACACGCTTGAAACCAACACGGTTCACGCGACCGCCGATCTCGGTGAGGGTCGGCATCTTCGCGGTGATGTTGCCCACGTCACGGCTCGAACCGTAGAGGTTGCCGTTGGCGATGGTAGCGCCGGAAGCGTCGATACCCTGGTCGTTCACGTTGCGGTCGTCGAGCAGCGGGATGTAGTGTAGTCGCACGATCTCTTTGCCGTAGTTCTTCGGCATCGAGAAGGTATCGGCCAGCTGACCGAAGTAGGCTTCCTTGGCGGCATCGATGAGCGCACGCTTGTACCAGTAGCGGGTATGGATCTGGGGACCGATGGAAGACTCTACCCCGTTCGCGGGGTCGTTGTACTTCATCGGCTTGCTGTTATCTACAGGACCGGCCATGAGATGTTTTCCTTATTCCAGTTTCAGGGATTGCTTAGTTGAAGCCCAGCTTCTCGAACTCTTCGTCCGACATCGCTAGGGGATCGAACTGGGCAGGCTTAGCCTTTCCAGCTACAGTTTTGGTCGGAGCCGCAGCCCGACGCTTTTCTTTCACAGCCGCTTCCTGTGCCTTGGTGCGGGTGGTGACTCGCTTCACCGGTTCAGCGGGTGCTTTACGTTGGCTTTCAGTGGCCGAGGCTTGAGCCAAATCGTCGAATGCACCTTGAGCCTGAAGCTCATCCCCAACCGCCTTATATGCGTGCAGGTACGGGGTACTATCAGTGATCGTGCCGAATGCCTTACGGCGCTGGATCTCGGAGTCGATTCGGTCGAATACCCCATTGGTCATGTGCTGTTCGAAGTAGCCGATGACTTGAGGATGTTCGGAAACCAACTTCTGAGAAGTTTTATCCAACTTGCCCAGCGTAGTAACCACTCGGTTGTAGGATGGACTGTGCTCGATGGAATCGAGTTGTTCGTCCAGTGCCTCACGAACTTGGTTGAATGGTACAGCAGTCGGTTTGTAATCCGCAACGCTCTTCTCATCCAAGTCGAGCGGATCTACACCGGCATCTTTAGCCAACTTAGCGATGGCTTCAGGTTTCTTGTGTTTGAGAAGATCAACCACATTGGCGATAGTCTCCGGGTTCAGCAAACCAGCTTCATCCAGTTGACGCATCATGTGCAAGTTCGGCTTGAGCGCGGACATCTTGTGGTTGTAGTTGGCACCCATCTGCATCAGACGGATAGCCTCTTCCGGCGTCTTGACCTGTAGATCACGGCCATTCGCTTTGAACGGTGCAGTGATCTTCGCCATGAAGTCAGCAGGATCTACCTCTTGCTTGGTAGCCTCGGACTTCTTGGCTTCAGGTTCTTCTTCAGTCGGAGTATCTTCCGACTCTTCCTTGTCGCCGTCTTCTTCTTCCTGCCCCGACTTTTCTTCAGTCGGTTTCTCTTCCGCAGGAAGATCGCCGAGTTCATCGTCCGGCGAGTTGAGAGGATCTTGTTCCTCCTCCTGTCCTTCTTCCTGCTCTTCGTCAGCAGGCTCTTCTTCCTGGTCGGCGGCTTCAACTTGCTCGTCGTCCAGTTGTTCCTGCTCGGGTTCTTCTTGCTCGGAGCGAGTCTGCTCTTCTACTTCGTAGAACTCGGGCAGATCGTCGTCACTCATTTCGAGGAAGTCAGCCATTACTCTTCATCCTCCTCTTCACGGACACGTTCGAGTTCAGCGTCACAGTCCTTGATGGCCTGTTCAGCTTCGTCGCCACGTACGCCGATCAGCTGGAAGTAGGTGTGCAGAGCGCCGACCGCATCGATCTCACGGATGATGCGAGCCTGCATCTCGGGGGATTCCATGTTCTTGTCCGCCTTGAGCAGGACCAGACGTGCAGCGTTGTCCTTGAGGAAGTCGTTGAGGATCAGCGCCTGGAAGTCCCGGTTCTTGTGCAGACGCAGCATTGCGTCACGCAACCGGACGAACTTCTCAGCGTTCTTCCGGGTGATCTGAATAGCGTGTTCTTCGTTCATCTTTGCAAATCCTGTCAAGTAAAGGGGTGTTGGTTCACCGTAAAGGTGAACCAACTATAGTGAAGTTAACTACTTTTGGGAAGTCCTCGCTGAAGTAGCTTCATCGAGTCGCTTCAGTTGGCTGTTCAGCATGGCCAACTTACCCTGCGCTTCAGACTGTGCCTGTTGCAGTTCACGCTTACGTGCCTGCTGTACACCGGACTCCTGTTCCAGGAAGTTCAGATCGGTCATGTCAGCCTGGCTAGCAAGAGCACGAGCCTTGGCTTGTTCAGTACCAACCTTCGAATCCTGCAAGCCAGCACCAGACATGTAGTGAGCAGCGCGTGCACGTTCAGCTTCGATCTGTGCCTGGAGCAGCATGAGTTCAAGCTGTGCCTTCTGCTGTGCAATGGGATCGGGCTGAGGCTGGAACTCACGGATACGCTTGGCGAAGTCCGGCATCTTCTTCAGTTCCATAATCTGACCCATGATCTGCTGAGCCATCATCGGGTCCATGTTCGGACCCATGGTTTGCAGCATGAAGGTCAGGTCATTGACCTTGGCGTTGTCCTCTTCGGCAGTGGAGATGTCCAGCTTCAAATCGAAGTTGCCAGCAAGGTCATCCCTGCGGATGTCCACGAAGTGCTCATTCGTGATCCTCACCACTTCCACATCGTCCAGGAACTCAGCGTTCATGGCTATGATCTTCCGCCCGATCTCGATGATGCCAGCCGAGAGACGGCGAAGGATTCCAAGCTCACGCTTCGATGCAGCATCCAATGCACCACGTACAGCAGTAGCGGTGTCACCGAGTGCAGCACCAGAGATGCCAGCGTTGAAAGCCTTCACACCAGTCATGGATTCAGCTTCTGCCTGTTGCAGGTTGATCATGTACTGAGCGGACTGCGGGATCTCTGGGAAGGTGTGCATGTGCACAGCAGCCCGTGGGTCTGCACCTGGGTTGAACTCGTAGTTCTCACCCCGGTCAAAGCGGCGACGGTTGGTTACGTCAAGTGCACCCTTCATCACACCGACTTGGCCATTGGCCGAACGAGCCATAGTGTCGATCATCCCTCGGGTGACAGCACCGATGATCCGCTGGTTGTCGATGAGCAGAGCACCATCGCTCTCACCGTAGAGGTCACGCTTCCGTGGGATGTAGCTGACCACCACGTATGGGATCTTCTTATCGGGGAAGGGGTTCTCTTCCATCCGAATCATCACAGCACCAACCCATGTAGCTACGATGGGATGCAGTACTCCGTCACCATGGATGTCGTAGTAGCCCCAGTACTCGTGAACCACGAGACGCTTACGGCTCTTGTCCTGGAAGTCGAAGTTGCGTACACCTTCGGAAGGTCCGGTGTAGTCCGGTTCGGATAGAAGGTTCTGACCTTCCACCTGGATCTTGTCCAGGTTCTTGTACCGGCCATCAGCCTTCAGTTCAGCGTAGGAACTCTCGAAGGTTTCGATGAGGAACTTCGCCTTGCTGAAGTCGCTGCCACAGGAAGGGTCGATGACTATGTTGTTGTAGTCACACACCTGAACAGTAGGATGGTTCTCTACCGTCTCTTCCCGCTCTTCTTCTTCCGAACCAACAGGCACTGCCCGTACCTGTATACCGTTGGCTTCCGTCTCTTCCAAACCAAGACGAACATCCTCTGGGATCTCAGGATACTCCGATGGACTATCTTCTCGGATCTGTGCTGCGGTCTGGTAGATCTGTGCCAGTTCCTCAGAACTGTCCGGCATCATCTCGTAGGTGACTACCTGCTCTTTCACCGTACGGGATTGGTAGTTCCAGCCTACCTTCACGATGATCGTACCTTCGTCTACACCAGCACGAACGTACTCGTCGATGAACCGTTGCTTGTTCAGTTTGGTATTGAACTGTTGGTTAAGTACCAAGCCGTTCTGCCTTGCAGACTCGGCATCTTCCCAGGTGACTGGGTTCACCTCGAAGATGTTGGGGCTGGATAGGAAAGGTTCAGACAGAGACGAGTATCGCCACTCTGCTTGCTTCCGAATAGTCGGAGGTTGCACAGCGGACTTGCCCTTCTCTGTCTTGGGCTTTCCTTCACCACGGACGTGCATGTAGTCGAGCCAACGATTGATCTGTGTGATCTTCTCGTCGGTGACCTGCTTCGCCTCCTGGTAGTCTTGCTTCAGCTGAGCCAGTGAGGGAGCATTGCTCCACTCAGGCTGGAGTCGCTTACTGGGATCCCCATCCTCGTTGGGAAGGGTCAGGTAATCTTCGTCCACGTCTGCCATAGTTACTCTCTTTCAAACCAATGAGGTAAGAATCTTGGAAATTAAACAACTGAGCCCGAACTTTACCATGCCCAAGCGTGGCAGTGATACCGCAGCCGGGTACGATATCTTCATGCCCGAAGGTGGTATTGCCTTCGCAAACCATCCAACTACGGTAAAGCTTGGCTTCTCCGCTGCTGTACCTGAAGGGTATGTAGCTCTTCTGCTGCCTCGCTCTGGCGTAGGCGCCAAGGCCGGTGTCCGCCTTCGCAATACCTGCGGTGTCATCGACTCCGACTACCGTGGTGAGTGGATGGCTGTCATCTCCACCGACCGGGAACCCTTCCGATGGGCAGCTGGTGATCGTCTTCTTCAGATGGTCCTGGTTCCGGTAGGAACTCCCGAACTTCAACTCGTCGAAGAACTGTCCGAAACCAATCGTGGTGAAGGCGGCTTCGGCTCTACTGGGGAATAACCCATGCAACTGATCAAAGAGTACGAACACGCCAAGCCCCTCAAGTTCAAGGGCTGGCAGGTAAGTGAAGACCACGAGCAGAACGTCCAGGCACTGCAAGAGATGCTCGGCTCGTTCCACTTCATCACGGCAGCCTTCGGCGACAACGCTGATGGCGAACGTGTCTACTCCCTCAGCAACTTCAACGAGGGTGCCACCCTGGACGTGAAGGCCGGCGAATGGATCTTCGTCAACGAAGAAGGTTCCATCGAAGGCTGGTCCGCTGAAGTCGGCGCTGTCCGCTTCAAGGAAATCCAGGCATAAAAAAAGAGGGGACCGTCCTGGTCCCCTCACCCTTACACCCAACCTCCCCTTGTGAATCGGTCCTGGTTTCCTACCGGATCGATACGCAAGTTCTGTGCGTCCAGATTCGCACACTCTGCTTCGTACTTCTGCGAGAAGTTGAACCCCTCTTGTGCAGTGTTCTCCATGAAGCCAATCGGAGTCTGGCAACGTGAAGCAACAAAGTACAGCAGAGCTTGGAGGTGAGTATAAGGCAAATCAATGTCGATGCAACCCCAACTGTCCAGGTTGTCCACACAGATCTTCATCGGTGTAGGTGCACGACGGTACCGTACTTCCAGAGTCTTACTCGACGAATGACAGTAGAACTCATCACTGATCTCCAGTACATCGAACTCAGGAGTAGTGATGTTGAGCGGCTGCCAGGTATCGTTGAGGTAGTACTCCACTCCATTGTCCCCGATGATCTTCTCGATCTTCAGGATGGACTGTCTGCCCAGCTTGTTCCCCTCAGTGATGAACTGAGGTACTCCAGGCTTCGGCTTCTGTCCCACTTGGTATGCAGGACGTAGAGGATACAACCTCCGACCTTCTTCCAATTGGATCTTCAGCATACCTTCCTTGAGTAGAAACCTCTTGTGCAGGTCCAGTACTCCAAGGTTGATTGCACGAATCAGCGAAGGAACTCGCTCCAGTACGAGAGCACCAGTGTCGATGTTCACGTACTTGATGTTGCTGAGTTCCCCCTCTGCTAGCAGGTCAATGACCTGCTTGAGTTGGATTGTCATACGATGTAGCTCTCCCCTGCTTGGTAGGTGTTCTCTCGTTGAGACGCTTCTTCCCAGATCATCTCGCTGTCATTGTACTCCATGCGGATCTCTTGGCTTGGAGGGATTGGATTCATCAAAGCCAGCATAGAGATGGTGTCGAGGAAGTCGTCGTGCTTGGACCTGAAGCCACCGGCTGAAGCCAAACGAATCTCGTCTTCGAACTCTACCATGCACCGTGTGCTCTTCATGTCGTAAGGGAAGAACATCTTCCCTCGCTTGAAATGAGGAACCATGGCCATGAACCGCTCCAGCTTGTTGGTCGTAGGACGCAAGCCAGGAGTGCTACTACCCTTCTCCGAAACCATGTGGAAGTAGACATCCTTGTTCACCATCTCCCGTTGGATCAACGGGATGTAGCCACCCTGCTGGCCAGAGACTTCGATGCCTACCCCAAGCGGACGCCACTTGGCACTCAGCCTGAACAGATCATCCAGGTTCGCTCCCATGTCCTGGCGTTCACAGATTCCATCCACCCACAGCCAGTCTTCGTTGTGGGAGTAAGCCCAGACACTGATCACACTGAAGTCACTCGCCTTCTTCGCAGAGGTAGCGAAGTCAGTGGTGATGTAGAAGTTGTACCGCTTCTTGTTGTCCAGTACGTTGCGCCGCATGTACCAAGCCACCTCACCATCCTGGATGAGACGGTCTTCGTCGGACATGATCTGGAGCATAAGCTCTTGGTTGAATGTCTCGATCTTCCCTGCCTTCTTGGCCAGGGTGTACTTCTGCAACACGAAGTCGTAGGTGAATCGGTCAGCCCATGCACCCTTGAACTCTTCCCGTGAGCACGGGAATCTCTCGCACACAGGGTAGACGTTGACCTTCCAGGCACCAGACTCCACTGCTTTGTACAGTGGATCCTTCGCGTTGAACGGTGTACCCGACCAGATGATCATGTTCTTCTTCGGGTGCAGTGCGTAGTCCACTGCCTTGTACACCGTGTCTTCGATGGCTGCGATGACGGTTGGTGAGCGAGCATCTTCGTCCGAAACCAAGTCATCCAGTACCGCAAGCTGCGGACGCTTACCCATCTCCTTCGCACCACGGACACCAGTCTTGGCACCGTAGCCCTTGACGATGAAGACCTTCCCGTCCAGGTTCGTGAACTTCCAGCGGATATCAGTGAAGTTGGTTTGAGGGATGTACTTCTTCAGGAACTCAGAGTTCTCCCAGCGGAACTCCAGGTTCTTACGCATGTTCTTCACACCGTTGTCGATGGAGTCCGACACGTACAGAGCAAGGTCTACCTTACCGAAACCAGGAAGCTCACCGTACAGTGCAATGTACAGGAACAGGTACTCACCCATCACGGTAGTCTTGGCCGCACCACGGAACACCATGTTGGCGATCCGAGTCTGGCCAGAGCCAATCTGGTCAAGCATCCGTAGGTGAAGCACTGGTGTCTTGTTCTCTTCCCCTTCGTTACCGTTGACCATCTTGATGAAGTCAACGAACTGCAAGGCAAAGATGCTGGGGATGTACGAAGAGTCATCCCCGTAGACTACTTCACGAAGCCATTGCTCTACAGACTTGGCAGCTTCATCCAAACCATCGAAGTCCACCTCACCTGCAACAGCCTTCGCTATTGGTGTGGCGTCCAAGTTCATTAGGCAAGCTCCCCTTCGATGACTTCACCGAAGTCCATGCTGCGTTCAGCTACATCCTTCGCCGACAGCTGCTTGCCCGCGATCATCTCCTGCTGGAGACGTGCCAGTGCTTCAGCATTCTGCCGCATGATGTCGATGGCATCTGCTGCACGGTCACTGACATCGATCTTCAGTTCAGTCTTCTCCGGCGACTTCAGGTGAGTGAGCAGACTGTTGGCCGACTCCTGCTGCACCTTCTCCGACTGAGCATTCTGCATCAGATGGAACAGATGGTTGATCGCCTTCTGCTTGATGTCCGCGTTGAGCACATGGCATGGGATCAGTGCCTGCTCCAGGATGAGGTTCACCAACTTCGACTTGTTGTAGCTGGTGATGTAGCTGGCCATGTCCTTGTTGGCCACACCCTGTTGGGTCCACCGCTGGATCTTGGTGGGGAAGGTACGGGTGTAAGCCTCAGTGTTGTTCAACCCCATCAGCTTATAGGTCACGTACTTCGAAGCATGAAGGTAGTTATCCAGCTTGAACTTACCTTCCTTCATCACATGGGTGTACCCAATGATGTTGTCCCTGAAGGCTTCCGCCATGTCAGGATCAGACAGCATGTCATTGAGTGTCTTCAGTACTTCCGGGGAGATGGACTTCTTCATCTTGTCCGGTAGCACGGAGCGGAACTCATCTACCGTCAACATCCCAGGCTGAGCAGTAGTGGCGGGGGTGGTGGTCATCTTAGTACCTCGGTTGTCTATAGGTTGTGCCGAGGATAACACAACGTACAAACCAAGGAGTAAACCATGCAACTAGAACCCTATGCCCGGCACATCGTGAACGGGGAACTCCAGCCTCGTAATGCACGAGTGGAGTGTGGCACCAAGGTATTCCTTTTGAGGGACACCCTCACTCACAACCCGGACACTGGAAGAACACTGGCCCTCGGTGCAGGAAGCCAAGTGATCGTTATGGGTCTGTGCATCCAGTACACCGAGAAGGGGAACATCCCTCTGATCGCAGTCCACAGCATCAATGAAGACGGCGTCCTCTTCCATGCCCTGGTAGACCCCAACCATCTCTGCTATGCAGAGTGCCCGGTTGATCGTGTACTCAAGCTGGTGCAGGTAGAAGAGATGACAGTGATGCTACGTAACAAGGGATACGAGCAGTCGGAGAAAGTAGCTGAACTTATCTACAGCTACGGTATCCGTCAGCTGCATGAAGGTAGGCTGTGATGGACATCAGCTATGCTCATGTTCAGATGAAGCTGAAGGACGGGAAGACTACCTCTCACAAGGTAGAGATCCCCTACTCTCTCAGTGAAGTGCAGGATGACTTCTACTCCACTGTAGCTCAGATCCTCAATCTGGTACGCAGAGGGACTGGCATCTCTGTTCTGAACGTCACTCACTCACGAGTACTCTTCACTGCGGGGCCAAACCAATGAAAGCAGACTGGGTGTCCAACCTGATCTTCGCTCTGGTCTGGTCCTTGTACGTGCCCAAGCCAGCAAGCGAGGAACACCTCTGGCTCTTCCACCTGTTGCACTTCCTCTTCGCCCTCCTGCTGTGGACGGCGATAGACGTGACCAGGTACTCACCCGAATGGAAGGAGAAGCCTGTCTTCGCCTTCTTCATCTTCGCACCCATGGTACCGATGAACCTGTACGGAGCCATGATGCTACTGGAGCTTTTATGGAACTGAACGACACAGGCAAGATTCGCATTGTCCTCACCATCCAGGGCAAGGCGTACTACCTTGATACCCTTCTCACCAGGGATGAATGGGACACCATGACCGACGCGCAGAAGACCAAGTACATGAACGAATGGGTACTGGCTTCGGTGAGCATCCGTCCCCAGATGCCTTCCTCGGAATCGGACATCCTCAAGCACAAGATCCGTGAACTGGAACTGGAGGTATCTCGTCTGAAGAAGCAGGCTACCCCTACCTTTCGGTATCCACCTGGGGTAACCATCGGGCATCTTCCCGACCAACGGTAGTATTCCAAGCACAAAAAAGGAGGCCCGTAAGCCTCCTTCTCCCCCCTATATAATATATAGGTAATCCCCCGTGGGTGAGTAATACCAAGGGTACCACGAGGAATTACCCTCGTCAACCCCTCGCTCCGCTCGGGGTTGACTCGGGCCGCAGGCGCCGAGGCTCACTACTCCCCCACCTCAACGCGCGCGAGGAATCAGATTCAATGGAACAGAAGACCGTACTGAACATCAAGCTACCAGGACAAGAACTGGTAGAGATCGACCTTGGTATCTCCTGGCATGAGTACATCAACAATGCAGGAGATGACAACACTGGCTTGGTTTACGTCAAGCTGGCTGAGTACGCTGAACTGTTTGATGTAGTACCTAACAACCCAGCAGAGAAGAAGATAGCTGAACTGGAAGCCAAGGTAAAAGAACTGGAGGACAAGCTTAAGGCTACCTCTACTGAAGAGAACAGGGAGAGTTTCCTGTGCAGGGTTGCCAGTCGTGGTTCTCGTAAGCATGCTGACATCGTTAAGAAGGATGGCTTGTTCTACTGGGTAGGTACCATCAGGGGCATGACACTCAGAATGGAGAGTACCTTCATGGATGCAGACTTCGATCCTGTCATCCGTGATGCAAGGGATTGGGTGAAGACACCTACTGTAATGTGCGGCGGTCTTGGTGTACTGGTCATGAGTGATCGTGCAAGGAACCATAGACTGGAACTCTATTGGTTTGCAGCTACTGGCTTGTTCACTGGTGTAGCCACTCACACAGAGACTGGCTTAGCCTATGTATCACCAGTCAAGCACAAGGACTGGAAGGATGCGTGGAGAGAGATAGGCTGCTACATCCAAGGTAAAGACTAGGGTGTGTATATCCTGTGGATAACTTGACTATAGATATCCACAGGTATCCATAACCCATAGCTTCGGACCAGTCATCCTGCTCACCTCGCTGCGCTCGGTGCTTGGCGACTTAACCTCAGCTATGGGTTATGGGAGCTAGGGGAAAGGGATTGGTTTGGGGAGATGGAAGTGATTTGGGTTATGGGAAATTTCATCATGTACTTGTGATTGCAGTACTTCAGTCTGCGGCTCTCCAAAACCGGTTATCCCCCCCGGTACCTCTTGAGTTTTGGAATTCCCGCGCTACCTACCCCACCTTGTTTAACTCTACTTCTACCCAATCATCTGTCTGTACTTCTAGATCAAGAGAAGCCTTCGGCTGTGCTGTGGATTGATCCTGTGTCACCACAACCATTCTCACTACTCTGGAGTACTACCATGTTCAAAGCTCTCAACCAATTCTTCGCTATGCTGGAGTCCATGTTCCGTGCTGTCACCAACCTGACCAAGGCTGCCGAGAACGTAACCGAGTGGGCCGAAGAAGAATCTGCTCACTTCAACAACAAGGCTCGTCTGCAACGCGAACAAGCCATCGCTCTGCTCAACATCGAGAACGCTCAGGAACTTCAGGAGAAAGGTCTCACCGAAGCTGTAGAATCCGTCCGTAAAGAACGCTCCAAGTCCAAGGCTTAACCCTACCCCAAGTCCCTCACTCCCTAACACGGAGTGGGGGCTTACCTTTTCAGAGCACACATAAGAACACACAACCAGAGCACACACCTCTCTCTCAGGGACAGTAGGTTGTAGGAAGGAAGGGATACTCTCTGTGTCAGTAACTACTCTCGTGTGTAGGAGGATAGGGGAGATAGGGGAGTCTGGCA